TTCCTTAATAGTATCAGGGATGAGCTTTACCAACTTTGGGTCGAGCCTCGGGACTGTTTTTTCAGTCGGTGGTCCCATTGGTGCAACAGGCGCCACTGGAATCACCGGAAACATAGGCGCCACAGGACCTGCAGGTGGTCCGACGGGTGCCACTGGTGCCACTGGAGCGACGGGATACAGTGGAGCGACGGGCGCAACCGGAAATGATGGAGCCACCGGACTAATCGGCGACAACGGAGCAACAGGTGCCACTGGATTAAAGGGTGCCACCGGAGCGACGGGGTCCACGGGCGCAACTGGCGCGACGGGGTCCACCGGAGCAACTGGCGCGACGGGGTCCACGGGTGCCACGGGCGCAACGGGGTCCACGGGTGCCACGGGCGCAACAGGGTCCACGGGGTCCACGGGCGCAACTGGCGCGACGGGGTCAACGGGTGCCACTGGTGCGACGGGGTCAACGGGTGCCACTGGTGCGACGGGGTCAACGGGTGCCACCGGAGCGACGGGGTCAACGGGTGCCACCGGTGCGACGGGGTCAACGGGTGCCACTGGTGCGACGGGGTCAACGGGTGCCACCGGCGCGACGGGGTCCACCGGAGCAACTGGCGCGACGGGGTCAACGGGTGCCACCGGAGCGACGGGGTCAACGGGAGCGACGGGGTCAACGGGAGCGACGGGGTCAACGGGTGCCACTGGTGCGACGGGGTCAACGGGTGCCACTGGTGCAACTGGATCTACGGGACCAGCGCCTTCCGGAAATCCTGGAAGTCTCGTATACCTCGTCTCGTCCGGGGTTGCAGGTGCGACGACGAACGTGTCGTACACAGGAGACGGAAACTTGTACGTCTCAAACTCGGTGACGAACACGTTAACAGTCGACGGTTCCATGACTGCAAACGCTGCGAATGCGACATTCTTTTTTGACACGTTTACAATCCCGTACATCAACACACAAGCGCTGAATGTGTCATCGACAATGAGTTTCACTGGACCCCTCGCAACTTTCTCGAATCTGTACGTTCCGGGAAATACGAACATGGAGTATCTTTCAGTCTCAAATTTGGCAGTTACTGGCAACCTGTACATCACTGCGACGAATGTCCAGACGACGAATGCACTCACTATAAACAACTCGGGAACAATGACCGCTCTCAAAGTGACTCAGAACGAAACGAGTATCCACACACACAACGTCGCAGAATTTTGGGACGCGACGACTCTCGCCATGGTCATAGATCCCGAAGGCAATGTGGCTATTCACACAGTCAGTTCTCCGGGGTATGCGTTGACGGTGACTGACCCTGCAAACTTTGAGACGTTGCACATTCGAGGCAAGACTGGTGTCACAAACACACTGAGCGTCACCGGAAACGTTTCAGCAACAAAATACTACGGCGACGGAAGCTCACTCACCGGTCTGATCAGTTTCGTCGGCGCCACGGGCGCGACGGGGTCAACGGGCGCCACAGGCGCGACGGGGTCAACGGGCGCCACAGGCGCGACGGGGTCAACGGGCGCCACAGGCGCGACGGGGTCAACGGGTGCAACCGGAGCGACGGGGTCCACGGGAGCGACGGGCGCCACAGGCGCGACGGGGTCCACGGGCGCCACGGGAGTTGCCGGTACGAACGGAGCGACGGGTGCAACTGGCGCGACGGGGTCCACGGGTGCAACAGGCGCGACGGGGTCCACGGGTGCAACAGGAGTTGCCGGTACGAACGGAGCGACGGGTGCAACAGGCGCGACGGGGTCGACGGGTGCAACAGGCGCGACGGGGTCGACGGGTGCAACAGGCGCGACGGGGTCGACGGGACCAACGGGAGCGACAGGTCCTGCACCGAGTGGAAGTGCCGGGAACATTGTATACTTGACGGGTTCAGGTGTGGCTGCGTCGACCGCGAACATATTCATATCGACGAGTAACCTTGTTGGTATAAATGAAACAAACCCAGGTTCCAAATTACAGGTGGTTTCGAGTTCAAATACAGTCTATCAGATTTCTTCGTACACTTCACAAAATATAGGTAACGGTGTCGGTGCAACATTGCCAATGTTGTTGATTGATGGAAGAACTTCCGGTAATAACATATTTTTAAAATTTTTTGCACAGCGTCATACTGTAACAACTGATACTTGGCCAGGTGTCGCTCATCGTATACAACACACTGTCGATGCAACTGATATGGGCTATATGGAATTCAATCCTGGAAATGGAACTCAGGGTGTTGCTTTCGGAAACGGAAGTACAGAGTATGTACGAATGACAAGCGGTGGCAACGTCGGCATCGGGACGGCAAGCCCTAGTCACCCATTGAATGTAATTGGAAATGGGACTTATGCAAGTATGACGGCAAATCCTCAAACAGGTGCAGGATTGTGTCTAGGAACATCAACTGGTTCTGAACGTTTATTACTCGGAGCTTACTATACCGGAGGCACTGGATCAGCGTGTGCAATTCAATCATCCGACTATTACAGTTCAACTGATCACGGACAAGTTCTTAGTTTAAATCCATTAGGAGGTTATGTCGGCATCGGGACGGCGAATCCAGGTGTAAGTCTTGATGTAGTTGGTAGTTTACGTCAATCGAGTCTTCCGGTTCTTTACGTTTATAAACCAAGCGGTGCAGGTGATCAGACAGTTTCTGCCGGTACTAATGTCGTAACATTTTCGGGGACGAATTATAATACTCGATGGACTCTTACGAGTTCTTCTAGATTTACACTCACGGGTCCAACGGGGTACTACATGATAACTTCTAGACTTCAAACATCAAGTGCATTTGGGTACATGTCTGCTGCTATATATGTTAATGGTAGTCAACGCGCTGGTCCATATGGAGGTCAGGCTTCAAACGGAACATACACAACTGTAACAACAAACTTGGTTTATTTATTGAATACGAATGATTACATTGAGTCGTACGCATTGTGTTCCGGTACTATTATTTTACAATCATCCGGTGCAGATGATGCTCGGTGTGCTCTTCAGGCTGTTTATTTATCTGGTACAACATAAAATGTCAAACGTTGTTGTCACTGTGACATTGACTCCGATGCAGTACAAAGCGTTTCAGTACGTGGCGTATTCTCCAGAAGAATGGATTCAGAATGCCGCTGTTTCGCGGGCTATTTCAGCAATAGATGAAGTTTACAAAAAAGAAGTTGAAAGAATGGTGAACGACCCAAACGTAACAAGTATTCCAGCTGATAAAGAAACTATAGTGTTGAATTGTATTCAACCAACGGTAAAACAAACACAAGACACTATTTCAATGCCACCTTCTTGAATAAAATTCACCACCTTTAACAGGGCGAATGTGGAGTAATCTCTTCGCAAATTTGACGGTGGTGGGAAGCATCCATGCGATACCTCCCACCGCCACGGGGGTCACGCCGGGAACCAATGTTTTCGTATTCAGCAACTTGACGGGTCAGTCGATGGTCATGGATTCTTCAGGGAAGGTGGGCATCGGGGCCACGAATCCGATATCGACTCTACAAATCACAGGAAACGTCTACGCGTCGAATTCAATTACGACGACAAATCTTTTTGCGACTGGAAACGTGGTCATTGGCCCGAGTCCGTCTATTCTACGTGCAAATTTGCACGTAGAACAAGGAGATATTTTTGTAGGAAACACACTAGTCACGGGTGCAGACTTTTCCACGACTGGGTCGAATCGTCTGATTTTTGATAATAGTTCAAACACAGCAAATGGTCCAAACAAGATTGTTTTATTCTCAAATACAGCTGGTAATTTTGCAGCGGGACTTGGTATTACGTCGTTGACATCATCTACAGTTTCCATGGCCTATTGGGCGTATAATGCTCATCAGTTTTACTCTGGTGGACTCACGAGTCCTTATGTCGTCGGTGGTTTTACAAACGGTAGCACGTTTACAGTTGGAACAGTTCCAAGTTTCAATGCCAAGTTTTATGTCACTGGAGGTGCACCGACGTCCAACATCATGGCTAGGATAGATGCTTCGAACGTTGCTCTCGTCACGTCGGGTTCTGGGCTCGTTGGATTCGGTACTCTTACACCCACGGCAAATCTTCATGTCGTGGGCAACATTTACGCCTCGAACGCGGTGACGACGACCAACGTGTTCACGGCCAACGTAACGGCAACAGGAATTCAAACCATCGCAGGTCTGGCGGGTCGAACAACGCTCAATGTGACGGGAAACCTGTACGTGTCGAACGCGGTGACGACGACGAATGTGTACTTGACACCCGGAATTACAGACTCGACCTCTGGTCAGGTTGTAAAAGGAGCGTTGGAATTTAACGGAACATCGAACGTCTTTTACGGAACTTCATCGACTATCCGTGGTCTCATTCCAGTTCAGTATTTTTATCAGTTGAACGCTGATACGGCGTTTGGTACAACAACGAGCGCGGTGGTTGTACCCGCATTTCCAGGTATGGTGAACGGTGTCCAACTTCAGAATGGAAAATATTACATGAAAATGATACACCTAGTAACAATAACTACAAGTGCAACACCTGGAAACACACAATTAAATATGTTATTGGGTTCTGGGACAGCGGGGGTTTCAATTGTCGGGTGTGGTGTATTTTCACAAAACGTAACGTCTACTACTGGACCCGGAAGTACTATCTCGGTAACGTCGGTTAATACAGTTTATTACACTGGAAACAGTACAGAACGCATTTCGGCAATCACGACTGCCACGAGTACGGCCACTACTTATTATACTACACTTGAAGGAACATTCAGTGTTGTTACACCCGGTGGAATGTATCCTGTAGCAAGTTTTACTTCACCGGGTACGTTTACAGCAACTCCCGGTGTTCGTAGAGGGTCGTTTATATATATCCAAAAGATTGGAGACAATTCGGCCGACGTGAATATAGGTGGATGGTCTTAAATTCTTGGCACATAACAGATGAGTTTCACGCGCTCAGCGGGGACGCCGCCGCCGTGGTACGGCGTCAATCCCATCCAGACTGGAATCTCGAGCAACTACACAGCCCTGGCGACCGATTACTACATCGGTGTCAACGGCACGAATGTCACCGTGACTCTGCCTGTCGGGACCAGCGTCGTCCAGGGCAAGACGTACATCATCAAAGACGAGTCTGGGTTAATCACAAGCAACACGGCGTACCGCGTGACTATCGCAACATCCGGTGGAAATCTCATAGACGGATCGACGTCAATAACGGTGACGCAGAGTTACACATCGTTGACTGTTTTCTGGACTGGATTTTTTTGGTCAATCATATAAGAGATGACATATATCCCAGTGGCTACGGCGACAGTATCCACTGGAAATTCGACGACGGCGGCGCTTGGCGCCGGCGCCACATTCCCAGGAACACCCGAGGATGTCAGTCAGTATGCATCCCTGAGTGTTTCGTATTACCTTCAACCGTATACGGCAACCGGTAACATCTTTGTTCAGTTTTCAAACACGGCGTCACCGTTCTACCCGGTGTCCAACGTCGTCACGCCAGTCACGGCAGTCACGTCGAACGGGTTTACGCTCGACTTCACCATGACGTGTCAGTACTTTCGCGTGTCGTACATCAACGATTCGACGCCCCAGACGGCGCTCATGATTCAATCAATTTTCCACCCAACGGCGCGCATAGCCGTGAAAACCAACCGAACCGCCGAAATCTTCACGGATTACACAGATTGTATAGATACGCGTTCGCTCCTCTGGGGCAAGACGCTCGGTGGAGGCAAGTACGAACAGATTGCTTCCAACGGCGACAATTCGCTCGTCGTGACTGTCGTGGAACCTAGTGGTGCGTTCGGTGCGATGGACGTCAGTCAGGATACGCCGACGTGTCAGGTCGATTTCATCTACGGAATCAATACCAACCTGACGAGCAATACGACCGCATCGGGTGGTGTCGTCGGATGGAACGACGGGCTAGCGAACGTCGCCACCGTCGCCACCGTGAGTAGCTCTGCATCCCTTTTGTCTCAGCGGTACGTGCGCTATCGTCCGGGCGAAGGCGTCAAGGGTCGATGGACCGCCATGTTTACGACGGGCGTCGCCGGAAACACGCAATTGGCCGGTCTCGCATCTGGTACGACCGATGGTCTGTTCTGGGGCTACAACGGAACGTCATTCGGTATTATGTATCGTAACCGTTCTGTCGATGTGTGGGTCCCACAAGCCTCGTGGAACGTGGATCCGATGATGGGTGGTTTAGCCTCCGCGTCGGGCCAGATTCTCGATCCGACGAAAATGAACGTCTACCAGATCAAGTTCCAGTATCTCGGCGGTGGGAACATGTTCTTCTACGTGCTCAACAGCATCACGGGTCGGTTCGATCTCGTCCATTTGATTCGCAACGCAAACTCGGCAACCCAGACCAACTTTAGGAACCCGTCCATGAACATGCTCTGGACGACGTATAACAGCGTGAGTTCGACAGCCGTCTGTAAAGTGTCCGGTGGGTCGTGCGCCATGTTTGTCGAGGGAATGCGTACATTCCTCGGTCCGCTTAATTCAGAGGATGCCTACCTGACGGCGGTGCCGAATACGACTTTGACGTCAGTCCTGGGCATTCGGAACGCCACTACATTTAATGGGATCCCGAACCGGGCGTTCCTTCACCTTCGTTCAGTCTCGGTCGCAATCAACGGCGGAAGTACAGCAACCATCGTCATTCTTCGAATCTTGAGAAATTACACGTCAGGTCCGACGGTGTTCACGCCTCTGAATGGGACGACCGCAAATAACGGCGTCACAATCACAAATGGGCAATCGTGTGCATCCTCGAACGTTTCAGCTCCTACTGGCTATGTGACAGTGTCAGGTGGAACGCAAATATTCTCGACGGTCGTATCGGCAACATCGCTCGCCGTCATCGACCTGACACCATACGAGATTTCAGTCTTACCGGGGGACACCGTTTCGTTTGCGGCATTCGGAACGGCATCCACACCATTGGTCGGTGTGACTGCTGTGTGGAATGAAGATATTTAAGTCCAAGGGACGCGCAGCGCCTCTTGTCCGCCGTTGGACTTTCACGCGCGTGAGAATCGGATGTGGCTCGCAGTCACATTCTTGGCGGCGAGTGGGTGGCGGAACAACGCCTCGTTGGGGAAGTTGCGTCGAGCCATGCGGAGCCAGTTCCGGACGTTCGCCGGGGCGATAATGACGCGTCCGGCATTCTTCATGAGACCCGTGAACGTGTTTGGGTTCAGGTAGATCGTACCGGCACCTGGAGTTTTAACCACCAGGTGCGGCTTGTTCAGGGGCATGTAGATGGCATTCATGTTGACGTTTGCCGGCGCTGGTGTGTACCGGTTGGGCGTCGCAGCCATGGCACGCGCTCGTGGCGTCACGGCGCCAGACAATGGCTTGACGGCGCGCAGACCGCGGGTGTATGAACGAACGGCGTTGTTGTAGTACCCGACGCGCTCGTTTGCAGCGGCAGCCGCGTTCCGAAGCTTCTGTTTCTGTTCATTTGATAAACCAGGGATTGTTAGACCCGCACGACGTTGTGTAGCCTCAAGCTTTTTGGTGTTGCGTGACTGTTTGAAATGTGTAATGGAGTTACTGAGGCGTCGGGCGAGCACGTTACGTTCCGCAGCCGTGTACCGATTCGCGTTGATGGTTCCACCGCGACCTCCGACGTAAATCTGGTTCATCATGTTTTCCAGCAGCGCCGGCGACGATCTTCTTCGTTCAGGTGTATTCGGTGGAATGGCGCCCCGAGGATAATTCGGAACCAGCCGTCCGACGACTCGCTTTAAATCTCGAACTTTTTTCGCGTTTCTGATTCCAAAATACGACTGAGTCATAAAGTCGTCGACTGCGTGCTTCTTTCCATTCAGGGAAATATAGTACAAACCACCACGTCTGTTAAAGTAAACCTTCTTGGACACACCTATGTTTCGTCCGTTATAAGTCTTACCCGTGCGCTCAACCGTCGAGTTTTTGAGGCTGAGCTTGCGCATGAGAGCCTGGTTCGGTCTGCCGTGGGAGACGTACGGGATGTGATGTGGGTGCAGGAACTTTGGATCCTTGTTGAATGCGCGCACGCGAACATTATTGTAAACGCGGTGTGATAAACCGTTTTTCGTTTTCGCCTGGCTGTTGTACAAGATTCCGTATTTGTTGACGTATTCATTGTTTCCGAGTTTTAGGTACGTGGAGAGTCTTTTGGCGAGCGCTACTGCAGCTCGTGTCGGCGCCGCAGCTGGTTCCGGAGCCGCTGCCGTCGCCCTTGTGAATGATCTGATTTTCCGACCACCCGCACCAAGAACGTATTCACCGCCGCGTGGACCACGGTGGATGATACGACCATGTGTGTTTCTGTCGCCTGCAGCCGCCGCCGGTGCCGTCACCCGTGTGAAACTTCGAATTTTACGACCACCCGGTCCGAGGACGTATTCGCCACCGCGTGGACCTTGGTAGATCGTACGGCCCTGGGCGTTCGTGTGGCCGGTATTCATGTACTATTCGACAATAAAATTTTCCCAGTGCACAGTAATAGATGGATGACTCACAAGTCATCAAGTACGCGTATGCCGATTCGACAAATAGGGACGTGACAATCTACCCATCAGGAAGCGAATACACGCTTCATTTGACAAACCCTATAAAGAGTATCGTTCGAATCGATCTCGTCGCCGCCAAGGTTCCAAACACGATGTACAATGTGACCAACGGAAACAACTTTGTGAGCATCGACAGCACGGACGTCTCCATCGCACCTGGATACTATTCGGCAAACGGGCTTGCCAACGCAATCATGAACGCATCCGGAAACGCAATCACGATGGACTTTTTGTGTGATGAAGGCAAGTATCTGTTTTCAAACACGAGTTCATTCACGATCACGGCACTGACAGCCGAGGCGAAAAGGATGCTCGGTTTGACGACCGTCACGTCATTTGCAGCGTCGACCGATCCTGTGTACGCCCTCGATCCGACGTATGGAAGTCTCCAAATTGCAAAGTCGACCAGTATCGTCGATTTAGCCGTCAACGAGTATGTGTTTTTGGACATTCAGGAGTTTCGTACGACGAGCGTCCTCGATGCCAAGAAACTCATCAATGGTACGACGGAAGGTTCATCCATTCGGAGTTCGTTCGGTATGATTCCCATGGATGTACCCGGTGGGTCGATTAAAAATTACAAGGAGACGAGCGACTACAAACAGTACGTCGAGTACGATTATCCAATCGTCAAGTTGGATCGTCTGACGGTTCGCTGGATTGACAAGAATGGCCAACTGCTCAATTTCAACGGATTCGAAAACAATGCATTCACGCTCCGATTCAAGTGCATCTTCGTCAAGCCTGATCCGCCACCACCACCCCTTCGAGATGTCGAACTCGATCGAATTGTCGATGCGTTGCAACACGCCCCACCACCACCGAAACCCCCGCAGGAGAAACAGATGTGGGGACGATGGGTCATTCTGTTGCTCGTCATCTTCTGTATCATCGTATACGTTGGATACGTGCGTGTCGTCAAGCCGCTCCAAGAGAAGATTATCGAGGTGATGTCTCAGAAACCTCCACCGCCGCCTCAGATGAGGTTGTTCTAGGAAATCAAGTCCTAGGAAATCAAGTCCGAAGGACTTGGGATCGCGGAGCCGCGGAGCCTTTACAAACTGTCGCCTTGCAGGCGACAACGAAAGGACTTGATTTCAAATCCATGTTGTGATGAGCGCCGCCCATTGCTCGCCGCGAAATGTGACGTTCTCTTCACATTCATACGATGCGCTCTTAAAGTTCCGCCGGACGTTGTACACGTCATCCTTGTCCTTCACGAAAAAGAACGCAGCCACTTGACCCACGAGACCCGAATATATATGATCGTCGCTCCAGCCTATTTCGCGAAGTTCATCATCATTTAGCCAAGTGAATATCATTTTCTAACTGTTCAACATTCTAATTTTCTAGACCTACAGTAATGAAGTGGCCCGTGAGGTACTTTTCGGGGCTGAGCCCGGCGATGAAAGCCACGCGTAAAAAAGAACTTCTTCGTAGACGCCGTGTCCAGTACTCGAAGCTCACGCTCGGTAAATCCGACGTCGGTGCAACAAAGCGCAAGTCTCACTGGACCATGCTGTTTCATCGCACGTACCCGGGACTCAAGTTTAACAAGGAGCTGATTTCGAAACGGACTGGAATTTCGAAATCAACCCTGAATACGGTGTACAACAGAGGACTTAAAGCGTGGAAGACGGGTGGGAGTCGTCCGGGCGCAACTGCACCTCAATGGGCTACTTCTAGAACATTCAAGTACATATTAATTACAAAAAAGAAGGCTCCACTTAGTTGGTATAAAGGGCGACCCGATCCTGACGACTATCTAAGGAGGCGAGGAACTCGTGTTCCCATGTGACCACCAAATTATACCCTAAATCTATAATCTTCCGTTCTCTTGCTAGGGTTCTTTCATATACTTCACCCCACGTCCCTCTTTTCCTTGGGTGAGGTTCATCTTTAGAATACCTCTTATTCGATGGGTGTGCATGCCAATAGTCTCCGTGAAATTCATATATAGTATTCGTCGTTTCATCATATCCATCCACCCTCCATCTCGTCTCTGGTATAGTAAACTCCCCAAGAGGACTGTCAAATGTTCTTAGGTTGGGGATGTTCAGGGTTTTCAACCAATTCCTTGCAATTTTAGATGTTGTGAATCTGGCGCATTTTTGGCATCTGGCACCGTTGATGTGATTTCTTGGTTGTTGTAAAAAAATTCCATGCGTCTTGCATATTATCTCGACGTTTGTATGTCCGTTTTTATATATCACCTTCGAGTAATCGTATTCATTGCCATGCACTTCTTTCGCCTCTATTAAAAAATACTGTTCTATATTTTTCCTGTAATTAGTGCATCCCGGGCAAGCCCAACCTTTCAGCATGTTATTATAAATTGTTTCAAACTCTCCATGGGTTTTACACAAAACTTTAAATTTTTTAAGAGCACCTTTATATTCGGTACATGAATAATCGTATTCATCTCCGTACATCTCTTTAAAAGTTTTGATTATTTCCTCTGTGGTGTGTTTTTTCTTGCCGCTACATGCTGGACACCCATTACCTCTCATGTGAACCGCTGGTTGTTGTTCGAATGACCCATGAGTTTTACATATTATTTCTATGTTTGAACTATTATTCACATATTCTACATGTGAATAATCGTAAGTATCTCCGTGAATTTCTTTGAATTTTTCTATAGCTTCATTGGTCGTGTAAGCCCTGACCATCTTTAGTATGGGCTGAGGTTTTTTATTGTACAGCGCGGACGCATAAGTTCGTCCTGGTATGCGACCCGTCCAGACCCGAACCTTCGTCGGTGAGGGGCAACTTTCCACCTGCGGTGGAAAGGATTTTAGTACACATTCCACGCCTGCTCGCGACGCAACTCACTCCGAAGACGGTTCAGCTCTTTCTTGTGAATTGTGACTCGCTCCTTCGAGTCCAGGAATGCATAAGAACGTAGAGCATCCTGAATCAGACGATCCGTCTCGGTGTATTCACCGCGTCCGATAGTCTTCATGTGGTCTGCAGTTGCATTCTTCTCGATGTAGTCTCGTACAAAGTTTCCGAGATGAAGTGGGATGCTGTCCGTTCCCATCACGTACCGGATGTTCCGGTCGTTAAACTCGTAAAATTGGTAATCGGGTGTTCCCCAATTCCGACACTCCTTCGGATCGTGGATCATCAGCATGTTGTCGCAGACGCGACGATACAGAAAGCAGCTTGCCATTACACGAAAGGGACACAAACTCTTTAACGCTTCGTGAACGTGAACAGCATGAGGAACACGATGACGCAAATAAGGAATGCGACGGTCCAGTTTTGTTTCGACGGACCGCCTGAACACTTGGTGGACCAGTACCGAATCGCCTGGTCGTAATCAATCTCTGGTTTGTTGAGCTGTGAGTTGACCAGGTTGTGCAGTTCGACAGACCACCGGAATGGGTCGTTGCGGTCGAATGGCAGAATCATGAGGTTTTCGCGGAGGTGTTTGCCACACTGCTTGCACGGCAGAACGCCGGGCATTGAATCAAAAAACTGGGTCAAAGCACCCGCCTTTTCATCTGACACGTCTTTGCCTGCACTGAGACATGCCATGTGAATCACGGACCAAAAGTATGGCCCAAACGTCGTCGGACAGATGTTCATGTTCTAATGGTGCACGAGAAAATTTGTCTAAAACACCGACGCGCTTGAAAATAAACATGTACAAGTCACTTTTGGTAGATATTGACGGCGTCATCGTGCGTGACCGTCTGCTCATGGAGCACGTCAAGGACAATTGCGTCAAGTACGTCGCCACCAAGTTACCCAAATGCAAGGACCCACGAGAGACGAATCGCATGTTGTACCTCGCACACGGTCACACGGCTCGAGGTCTCGCAACGTGTTTCCAAGTGGACACCAGTGACTTCCACGAAAAGGTGTACGACAAGCATCTCATGGAACACCTGGCATCGGTCATATACGGGACTGAGTTTCAACAGGAGGCGAAGGAGCTGCACGAGTTGTCTGAGCGGGACTGGAAGGTGACGCTGTTCACAAACAGTCCAGTCGAGTGGGCTGTACCGATTGCCCATGCGATCAGCGACAACGTCTACATCGATTGTACTGGACACGACGCTAGCACGTCGCCCCTGAAACCTGAGACTGCGCGTTACACGCAATTCCCTGGTCACATGACGAATTTGTACGTGGATGACTCGTTGAAAAACCTGGGCACGGCTCGTTGGTTGCCGAATTGGCACTCTGTGTATTTCAACGAGGGTCCGAAAGAGGATCGCCTATGGTGTCCTCAGATTAGTTCCATCTGGGAGTTGGTGATGTACGTCAATACCGTGGACCAGTGGATTGATGACCCAGTTCGGCAGGGTGCGGTATAAAATTCATGTCCTATCCTGCCCACGTCTCACATTCACCAAAAAAACAAAAATGACGAACCGACTTGAAGTCCTCGATATGATTCACGGTGTGATGACCCGGATCAGGAATGCCGCGAGCCGCGAACATCGATTTACCCTCCTGGAGAATGCCCAGATACTCGCTGACATTCTCAAGGATGTTACTCTATATGAAAACAGCCTACTTGTGGATCTGGATGTTGATTGACAAACTTCCCGCCGCAGGTGGGAAGAATTTCGGACATCACACAGAATCCTCTCTGCGACCTTCAAAGTAAGCCTTCAAGTCTTTTTCCATGCGTTTTCCAGATGGTGTCAATCGGAGACTCATGGTAATGTCCTCGATAGGGTTAAACGCGTGTCGTGTGAGAACATCCCACCGTTCTTTGTATTTCCGATCTTCAAAGCGACCGTGCCAATGATGAAGAATCGTTCCAGGGACGTATGAGACGTTGAAATTCTGACACTTGTATTGGTATTCCATGAGCATGACTTTGTAACTCATGTGAATGTTTCCCGGACAACTGTCCAAAACGCGTCCGATCCACGCCATCGCCATGTGTCTGTCACCCGATCCGAGGATAGCCCAGTCCAAAAGCGAACTTCCCATACCTCTGAACGCCGAACGGGTACACGCCCATGCGTATCCAGGATGCCAATGCCCGTACTTGTCCGTCTTTATGTAGGGCGTGCCACTGTCCGCGTACATGTACCCAAACCCCTTGTCAATCTTGATCGCTTCGTTGTTCGGTCCGAGATTCACAGCCGTCCGAAACATTTGTACGATATCGTTCGTCTGGAGTGCCTCGATTGTATCCTGGACCCAGTTTGGATTCAGGAACGTAATGTCAGCATCTATCCACGCTGTGTACTTCCAATCCTCTGGAAGCATTTTGATACCCACATTGATGAGCTTCTCCTTCATCCACACTGGAGTGTCTGACCTTAACTTGATATGCTTCCACACTGGAAGTTTGGGGAGTGGCTCCGGTCCGACGAGTTCAGACACGACGATACGAACCCCCTTGACGTTCTGAATCTCGTGAACAAACTTGATGAACAATTCTTGACGTCGTTTGAATCCACAATAATTAAAGTATGGAAGGACGACGTAAAGAACGTCTTGGGGACCGGGACAACAGCACGCTGTTGGCCACATCATCGACTACTTAGTCGACAGAACTTTATTTTGCGATAACGACACGGTACTTTCCACCGAGGACACGCTCCGTCTCACGGGCTGCGCTGCGCAGACTGGGCTTTGACCACAAGAGCCAACGAGACCAGAAACCCGCCTTAAATCGACCTGAGGGACTCCAGTTTTCTCGCTTAACATGACGCGTCAGATAACGCAACATACGTTCATGGTCTTTGTGAAGAGTGTAGTCCGAATATCCACGAAGACCAAAGCTGACTGTTTTTCCATCTGGAAACGTCGCACGCCATTTGTGTGGCGGTGCCGCGCGACAGACGCGAATCACCTCCTTCATACTCTGACTCAAGAATCTTTTCCCCAAAAGTTGGAGAGTGCACCGGGCACAAAGCTTTTTCTGGGATTTGGAATTGGCACGGGCACAAATGTTTGTGGAAAAATTGGTTGAGAAACAAAATCCACCTGTGTACTCACATCTTGATGCTTCTTTTTTGTAAACAGTCGAGTCAGCAGCGTTCCGAACGCTAAACCGATGACAAAATCATACATCCTTGGATGTACGTGCTTTAATCTCTATAAGCTTTGCTGAAAGGTAGATTGACAGATCGAGCGCCTCCTCGAGCGCCTCTTGGACCCAATCATATCCTGAATTCTGCAGCAAACCGTGACCGTACGCCTTTTTACCTTTTTCCATTCGTTCAGCAATAAGTGTCTTAATCTCCTCGTTACAGTCCAACGGCGCGCCGTTGTCCATACAAACTCTTTACTCCTCCTCCTTAGGCGGAGTAAAGTGCTTCAGAGCCACCTTGTGAGCGTGCACCTTGGCAATCTTCTCAGTGACATTGTACCGCTTGTCCTCCATGGATGCATGGAGAATGTCGCGGTAAACGTCAGTGTCCTCGAGGGCCAGCTTCAGCTCCTCGTTCGTCTCCTTGGTGCGAGCCTTGAGCTCATCCAGCTTGGCAATCAACATCTTGATGGTCTGCGTCATTTTACTTTCATAGGTGCGTTGTGTTTAAGTCAAGCCGCGAAGCGGGTTGAGTTGCCAACCTGGAAAGGACTTTCCAGGTTGGAAAGTCCCTACTGACGGGTAGCGCGGAACTTTTTCTGAATCACGCGCGCTGCGCGATTCATCGACACCTTCACCTTTCGAATGTTTCTCTGAGTTCTGGGTCGACGCGTCCCAGTATTTTTAAAGAGCTCCTTATTGTTTTTTACGCGTGCCAAGAAATGATTCAGGTTGTTCACGCTGTTGATATGACGTTTGCGCGGTCCTGCTTTTATGAGCCCGTAGAGAGACTCAGCTGTATACAAGACGGGTACATTTCCACGGAACATCAGGTACCCGATGTTTCCGCTGTTGAAATTATGAAGTGCAACATCATTCCTAAACGCTCGTCGGGCGGTGTACGGCAACGTGCGAATGACACGTGGCGCACCCGGTTTCTTCCAGTTGTTGTTGTTTGCCGCGTTGTTTCCGTAGACGAGACGCTGGGGCATCATCGTACCGTACTGGTTGAGACCAGCCATCATGTTATTGTTGCGTCTGACTGCGACGCGACCGCGTGCGCTTCTGTGACGCAGTGCCGGTGGTTCATTTCCATTGTTATTTCTCGGGCGACGATGAGGGGTGCTCATTTGATTTACGTTGAGAAAAAAGATCATCGCTCTGCGATGATCGCCGTCACGCCGTCAGAACTCGAGGAGATTTGCAACTTGAACACCGACAATCGAAACGACATTCGTCATGATCGAATCGGCTGTCCAACGCAACCCCCGGCACGTGGGGGAGTTCCACGTGAAGATTGAATTCCAAAATCCCGCACATTGCGTGTAGTACGCGTACTCTGCGATACATCGTACGACATGAGAACACACGACGATACCGAGAAATGTAACGTATTTATTCATGACTTAAGAAAATAGCGTGTCTACAGTTTATGTATCGTAAACTCACCCACGTAGAACACATTTTGGCGCGCCCGGATTCTTACGTAGGCTCACTCGCCCGTGAAACCACAGAAACATGGGTCGATTTCCAGAGGTCAATCGTCTCGGTATCACCTGGACTTGTGAAGATATTTGACGAAGTGCTCGTCAATGCCATCGACCAACACTCTCTCAACCCGAAAAAGACGACACGCATCGACGTAACTTTTCAGGGTGACGTGTTTTCCGTACGAAACAACGGCGACGGTATTCCCAACGGCGTACACACAGAGACTGGTGTTCGACTTCCCGAACTCATCTTCGGACACCTACTGACCAGCTCAAACTACGACGACACACAGGAACGTACGACGGGTGGACGAAACGGCTACGGTGCCAAGTTGACCAACGTCTATTCGTCCAAGTTTGCAGTCCGGATCCTGCACAAGAATCAAAAGTACATGCAAAAGTGGTCAAAGAACATGACGGTCTGTGAACCGCCAGTCATCACACAGATGGCTTCCAAGGGTGGGTACGTCGACATCGAGTTTCAACCCGACTGGTCCCGGTTTGAATCTGGGTCGGCACAACTCCCGGATGTGCTCAAGGTGCTGACGAAACGCGTCTGGGACGCGGCGGCGTGTTGTCCCAAGTGTCACGTGTACCTGAACGGGACGCGCCTCGAGGTCAAAAGCCTTGAGGACTACGCTCGTATGCACCTCGGTGATGTCCCTCTGGCGACGCTCGGACAAGACATTGTCGTAGGACACTCGACAACGGGTTCGTTTCAGCACATTTCATTCGTCAACGGCATTTCGACGACACAGGGTGGGACGCACGTTGACCGGTTCGTGAATCAGCTCGTCCCCAAATTGGCGACGGGGATTCGCCCGGCGCAGATCAAGGCGTCTCTGTTTGTGATGATGCGTTCGACAATCATCAACCCGACATTCAGCAGCCAAACCAAGACGGAGTGTACATCCAAGGTGACCACAGAGTATGAATTCAAGCCCAAGTTTATCAAGGACGTACTGGCATCTGGTGTCGGTGATGAGCTGACGGCTCTCGCAGTCTCCAAGACGGAGAAGGAGCTCAAAAAGACGGACGGTGCCAAGAAGAATAAGATTACAGGCGTTCCCAAGTTGGACGACGCCAACTGGGCCGGAACAGCCAAGAGTCATGAGTGTACACTCATCGTGACTGAGGGTGACTCAGCCAAGACGCTCGCGGTCGCTGGACTGAGCGTAGTAGGTCGCAACGCCTACGGTGTCTTCCCGCTCCGGGGGAAACCGAGGAATGTTCGGGATGCTAGCGTAAAGCAACTCACCGAGAATGAAGAGTTTTCGAACCTCAAGAAGATTTTGGGCCTTCAACATGGCAAAGTGTACAGCTCCCTAAAAGAACTTCGGTACGGTCGTTTGATGATTATGACTGACGCCGACCTGGATGGGAGTCACATCAAGGGTCTGGTGCTCAACATGATCCATCACTTTTGGCCGAGTCTTATTGACCTGGGTTTCCTTGTGGCGATGGTGACCCCTGTGATCAAGGCGGGCAAAGACTGGTTTTTCACGGAGGAGGCGTTCCGTGCACGGGCAGGGCGGTCGACAGACGTCAAGTACTACAAGGGTCTGGGAACATCCACGTCAGCAGAGGCCAAGGAGTACTTCAAGATGATTGACCGTCTGACTGTGAAATTCACACCGGATGCGCGAACCGGTGAGTCGATGACGCTCGCCTTTTCCAAAGCCATGGCGGATGCGCGAAAGGGTTGGCTCGTAGGACACATGGCAAACACACCACCGGGTGTCGATTACGGGAATGTAAAGTCTCTCACCGTGACTGATTTCATCCACAAGGATTTGGCCAACTTTTCAGTCGAGGATATCAAGCGGTCGATTCCACACGTTGCAGATGGACTCAAGCCGAGTCAGCGCAAGGTGATTTACGCCTGTCTGAAACGTAACCTGGTCAAGGATGCCAAGGTGGCACAGCTGAGCGGATACGTCGCCGAACACACTGCGTACCACCACGGCGAGGCGTCGCTCCAAGGGACGATCATCGGATTGGCACAGACGTTTGTCGGATCAAACAACGTCAACTTGCTCGAGCCGAGCGGTCAGTTTGGAACGCGTCTGATGGGTGGGAAGGATGCAGCCAGTCCTCGTTACATCTTTACGCGTTTGGCTGAAAAGACGCGTCGGATCTTTGACCAGCGTGATGACCCGGTCCTCAAGTATGTCTCGGAGGATGGTCAGAATGTCGAGCCGACGTACTACTTGCCCATCGTGCCGATGGTACTCGTGAACGGCGCAGAGGGTATCGGGACTGGATTTTCGTCGTACGTTCCGCCGTACGATCCAAAGGTGGTGACGAAGAACATCCAGCGTGTACTTCGCGGTGAGGCGATGGAGGCGATGAAACCACACTTCAAGGGATTTACGGGAACCGTCGAAAAGACGGGCGACCACACGTGGACTCTGACGGGGACGTTTGAGCGTCAAGGGTCCCGTATTCACGTGACTGAACTTCCTCCAGGCAAATGGATCCAGGACTACAAAGAGTTTCTGGATGGCCTCGAGGTCAAGTATGAGAATCACTCGACGGAAAACAAGGCGGACTTTTTCGTCTGGACCGACGTCGACGACCCCAAGCAACTTGGACTCGTGAAAACGATTCACACGAGCAACATGTACCTCATCGGACAGAATGGTGCTGTGAAAAAGTATGCGAGCCCAGAGGAGATTTTGGTCGACTACCTCGAGATGCGTATGGCACTGTACAAGGCTCGGAAGAATCACCTGGTCAAGGAGCTCAAACACCAGGTGACTGAGAATACGATTCGGGCGCGTTTCATCACCGAGGTGGCGCACGGACGTCTCGAGATTTTCCGACGGACCCGAGCAGACATCGAGGCGGACATGACGCGTCTCGGATTTCCACATGAGTTGCTCGTCTCAGTCAGAACGTACCAGTACACGGCTGAGGAAATCAACAAGGCCCTAGCGCTGGTGAAGAACCTCCAGAGCGAACTTGCGACGCTCGAGGCGATGACCGTGTCGAACCTGTGGAAACAAGATCTTGAGTCTTTGTAGATGAATACGGACGAGCTGATCCATGAACTCGTGCCACCGAATGCCTCACCGGAGGAAAGGACCCGTTTGACAAATGAGATTTTACAAGTTCCACCAGAATACGTTCGCTACAGACTCCCAGGCAACCCTTCACGTGACCAGGTTCTCGCTTTGTACCGACAGCTATTAACGACGGTCGCGCCACCACCACCGCCTCCACCAACCATCACATTGCCCCCACCCCCACCGAGTCTTACAGTCTCTGGGTTTTACGGACCTTCTTTAACTGCAAATATCCTGTCAGTTTACCTGACACAGAATGCGCCTATTGTACCGGGTATGACAATCACAGGCCTGGCTGGGATTCAGCAACGTGTCATCGTTCAGACGTACACGTCCAATGTGTATGGTGATGTTATCATCAACCCAGGTCCGCCTGCCATTTCGTTCCCGTACGTTGCGCTTGTGACGGCGACGATTGAAGGGACGGGATCTGTTCCGGTCGCACCGAGTTCTCTGCTTCAGCTGACATTTGTATTTGAAAATGTCCAGACAAAGACGACTGCACATGGTTTCCGTGGTCCAATCGTCACTGGAAACACATTCAGTGTATACGTCGTCGATCAATTCACGGGGCCAACGCCCGACGCGGATTGGAAGGTGACTGGGTTCAGTGACCCATCGATGCTCCTCGTCGATGTGGCTGGAAACCTCACCGTGTCGAATTTCGTCTCCGAGCCTGGAACGGCAAACGTTCTGTCGGATACAATCACAAAACCACAAGAGTATCTCTACAGACTCGACGTCGTGACGGACCAGCAGCAGATGATTCCTTTGCCGAGTTCAAATGTCCTCTTGACCTTTACACGCCCGAATCAGGTGATACAGCCCAAATACTATTCGATGTACGATCCGAAAATCTTTGACGCGAGTCTCATAAAGGGACAAACTGCGGAACTGCGCGACCTCAACTCGAACGTGTGGACGGACGTTCCGGCACCTCGCGACGCACTCATCGAAATGGCTGGCCGTGGTTTCGGAACAGGTGCACTCACGGCACTCGCCGCCATCGGTCCTCAGGAAAAGTACATGTACGGCGGCGAATCACTCTGGATGCCAAAGATTATTCAGCATACACCATTCGCAATTACACAACGTTTCCTCTTGCCTCTCAAGTCTGGAAATGACAAGTTTCTTAATTCGACACGAACCTTTTCGGTCGACATTCACCCACGTGAGTCGGGTGACCTCTTGTCGAACATGTACCTTTCGGTGTCTCTTCCAGCCCTGCCAGCAGGATACGACTACACGCCTCTGGTTGGACGTGCGATATTAAAGAAGGTGGAGTTTTTGATTGACGGACAACCCATCGAAACGTTGACAGATGACTGGTACATTCTTCGTGACCAACTGTTCCTCGACGCGGATGAGAAACTGGCAATGTACCAAGCGACGAGTCTGGGTCAGAGTGAATCCAACGTCGTTCCAGCGACGGATGTCGTCAAGATGATGGTGCCGTTGGATTTTTTCTTCTGTCGGAGACACAGTGACCGTAAGATTGGACGTGAAAAGCTCGAAAAGCCATTCTTCCCGTTGTGTGCCATCCTGAAACAGACAGTCACTATTCGATTCACGTTCCACGACTCGACGTGGATCACAGACGCGCCAGCCGATGCAAGTGGGAACCCAATCGACATCATCAATCCAAAGGTTCTTCTCGAGGAGATTACCCTGAGTCCACAAGAACGTATGTACTATCAGAGTCACGAATTGAACTTTAAAGTGAACCGCGTGTGGTCCGAGGCGGGTCAGCCGTACTCGAAAGGTAAGGCGATTATGAACCTGACTGCCAACTTCCCAGTGTCTATGATCACATGGTTCGTACGAAATCAAAACTACGAAGACGAAAAGAATGCAGCGTACTACAAATCACGGTACTTTTACGGGTACAGCACGGATTACATCCTGGCTGCTGTACCTGTAACGTTCTTTAACGGCGTCACAATTAATTTTTTGGATATCATTCAATCAGGGACTTTGTACCTCAACAACCAGAATGTACTTTCAAACTTTCCGGGTGCATTGTACTACAGCTATAAACAGGCTCTCGACCACGGACTTTCAGTACCGACAAAGAGTATATACATGTATTGTTTTGGAGACAACCCCAAAGAGTACAACCAAGAAGGGTACGTCGATTTCAGTACGCTCAATTCACAGACGACGCACTTGGATCTGATATTTGATCCAATTCTTTCACCTCAGATTGAAAAGTCTTACACAATGTACCTTTACTATTATGGGTATGTCCCTCTTCAAATTTCCGGCGGATATGCAAGACTCCTTTCTCAGTGATGTAATCGACAATGCCGTTGACGATGCACCATCGAATGAAATTCAGCTGAGCGATCGTCGTCGTAAATCCTTGAAACTCGATACGCTCCGTACGACAAAACGGGTCAAAAAACTTTTTCGAATAGCCATCCAGAGATGACTTGTACGCCACGTGAACCGTAAACTGACGCCCCGTCGGAGTCGTATACGTCACGTTCGTCTGACGAGAATAGTTTGTCACGAACCATTCGAGGTTCCTGAGAGACACTCCGCGTCTGTGTTCAAGAATATCTTTGAGCTGTTGGGTATGCTCTGGGACTTCAAAAAATCGCCGGAGCGCCTCGAGAAGGAGGTCACTCCGCGTCGCCATGAACAACTAGGCTCGTTTATTTTTAAGCAGATACCATGTCGCTAAAGCCGCAACCAGAGTCCACCCGGCGAGGTGGTCTACACGGTCCATGATGGCAATCTTCTCCGGTGGCAGATCGTTGAACGCCTGCTTGTAGCCTGGTGGCTTGAACGGTAGCCAAATGTACCGGCCGAACGGAACAGCCGTTGGCTGCAGCTTGTTTTCGCAGTTGTAGCTCCAGTCATACCATGCCAGGGCAATATAAGGGAACCAAATCAAGAACGCGAGGATCCACAGATTTCTATGCGGTGAATACCAGTATCCAAGTGAAAGCGCAAGTGAAAAAACGATACACTTGACATTGAACTCAAACGGACGACCTGGGAAGAGTCCACCAGCCATTATATATCTATTCGAGAGTTTTTTCCACGTTCACATGCTGGACATCCAGCGAGAAACATCGGAGGAAGACTATGTGTATGTACAGGCATCGGTGCCATCAAAGAAAGTTGGGATCTGGATGGTACAATGATGCGCTGGATCGGCTTTTGATCCTTGTGACAGCTACAGTACCCGGACCCATCCTTGACACCGCGTTTACACTTTTGCTTTGACGACTTGCTCAGTCCGTGACACACGTTTCCGTTCCAGGCACTCGTCGTGTTTTCGCTCGCCGTTCGAAGCAGCTGTTGCAAAGAAATGTCAAACGTGCGACTAATCTTTTCAAGAGCTGTTGACATGCGTTCTAGGACGCGACGCTCCACCTCAGACTCAATCAACTGAGCAATCTGTTGTTCCATGGTTTTTTAGTGAGCCTTGGGTTTAGGTGCGACGATCACCCTGTGCCTATTGGACTCTGGACAATCAAGTCCTTCGGACTTGGGGTATGAAATAGCTTGAGATTGGTGGTGTTGTCAGGTAGTCCACCGACTTGAAGATTGTCTGGAACGGATTCGCACCTACAAGTGGCTCGAGCAAATCACACACTGGCTTGACCAGCTGGTGTTCGAAATAGTACACATAGTCCAACGGAATCTTGTTGTCCGTGACCCATGACGGATCCTCCGCCTTGTCGCACAAAAGACCAGGCACCTTTGTAATCAAAAACGCGACACGGTCCCCATTCTGGGGTTCAGATCCCGGTGCGCGTTTTCGAATCTTATCGCGGACCTCGACGTGTGGAACGCGCGTCTTGTAGTCTGCGCCGAGTTGTTTCGACATTGTGAGCTCCTTCGGATCCACTTTGCCTTTGAGAAGCATCTTGGCGGATGTACGTGCAAATTCGATAGCGGGCCGTGGATCCTCTGAATTCAAAACCAAGTCCAGTAGGTGTTTGAGGACGCCCCGGACATACATACACGTGTCACGCCGAACCACCTGCAGACCCTTAACATCAATCTTCTTGAACACGACGGCGTCCCCTTTCTTCTCGTACATCTTGGCGGCGTATCGCTTTTTCGAGTACAAAAAGTACGGACAGTACACCTTTTCAAGCTCCAAGTCGTTCGGCGCTTTGAAGAGTCGAGAACACTGTTCGGACGCCTGTTCCCCGAGTTCCCATGAGTAATCAATCGCCTCTTGTCCTTTGCGTCCCTGGACGTCAAACTCAACCATCACTGAGTCAGTGTTTTTGACGATAAGAAAACCTTCACCCGCTTGAAAAGTACCCGCGTCGGTCTCGAGGTCGTAGACGTAACCATCCCAGGACTTGTGAATCAACTCAACTGAATTCGGTTGAGTGTTCAACAAAACTGCATCCTCACAGTGTAGCAAATCTGTTGAAGGTTCAACCTCGTCTGGTTTAATCATATTTAGCTGTGTATCTAGTAACGAGTGATCAGCCGTTACATCAACGGTTCCATAGGGCGAAGTTACCCTGTAAATCTTCTTTTGACACTTGTGTCGGATGACTCGACGGATAGGCATCCAACCCATATGTGTCCACGATTTCACATTATCGGTGAGTTCGTATTTTTCTTTGTGAGTCCCGTCTTTCATGAAACCCGGATACGGTTCCCATGATTTTGCGAGACGTTCTATTTGAATTCTTTGTTCGAGTCCCATTGGGTCCAGTATACGTACGTTGGTCCCAGGCATCACGGAGTCACCGTACCTCACCTTGGCACCTGGGAAATGCTCCTCGACGTAGTTCTTCGTCTCTTCAATCATCTGTCGACCACGCATCGTCACAGTCGACGCGATGGCGACGCACGGCAACATCCCCTTGGTCGCACCCGTGAATCCGTAGATTGAATTCATCGAAATCTTGTACGCGAGCTGTTGACCGTTATACACCGCCTCCATCGGAGTTCCTTCCGCCTGAGCCATCAGTTTCTTCGCCTTTTTTCGAAACGCGGCAAGCTCGTTCAGAATGGCGGGTAAGAGACTGGGTACCCCTTGTGCAAATCGATATGGACCGTACTGTTCGTAAGTAACGCCCGGGACGTTTCCAAACCTGGGGTCGATAACCAGGCTTGAATAACACAGATTATGAGCACGCATGATGCTCGGATACAGGCTAGCAAAATCAAGGGCGGTGATTGGGCCATAGTATGCACCAGTCTGAGCATCGAGAACGGTCGCCCCTTGATACTTGTCGTCGCTCGTAGCTTTAGAATACATCGTCGGAATCATGAATCCGAGTTCGCGCGCTTTACGTGCCAACTGCGAAAACACCTTGATTTGCTGACCGCGCTCACTCAGGTATGACAACGGTACCCACGTCGCCTTGGCCATCTCGACGAGATTCTGAATCATACAAATCTTTTCCGAAATGCGGTGCGGAAGTTCAGTATCCTTGATACAGTACTCCGCCACTTCACCGAGCAAAACTGGATCACCACCTCGAAACCGGGTAAACATCTCCTTGACAGGCATGTCAATCTTCTGATCCTTCAAAAAGTGCGTCGAGACGGCATTCAACGAATACGACTCGAGTTTGTGTTCGCGTTTGATATCCTGAAACATATCAAACACATACCGCCCAAGCATGGGAACCATCTTCATGTCGTTCGATCCGAGGGCGTTGGACGCCAGGTGTTTCACGACGAGTTCATTCGGGATACCACGCAGACGACCCCACATGTGTGCATCAGGTCCTGCGACTGTGACGACCGCACGCGTGTACAGGTACTCCAAATCGAACCCGAAAATGTTCCAGCCAGTCACAATGTCTGGATCCAACTCCCTCAAGTATCGACCGAGACGTTCAAGCATCTCGCGCTCCGTCTCAAACGACTCGCATTCTGGACCGTTGGTCTGCTTGACACAAAAACACTTTCGATCAAAGTATCCCTGACGCCCAAACTCCTTTGTGGTCACAGCCACCTGGAAACAGACGTCCTTCTCCTTGAATGCGTTTGGAAACGCCCCCGACTCTGAGTACGACTCGATATCGAGGCTTGCGATGCGTAGCGGTGCAATGTCGTCGCGGTCGACGGGTTTCAGAGTTCGCCAATCCGAGACGGACAGATCAATGTCGCATGATGAATCGTGACCCGGACTCGCATTCTCGGGAACTTGGACCCATCCCGTCGACTTGATCTCAGACCGGTGCATGAATCGCAGGACTGGATCGAGATTCTTCTCGTACACCTTGAGTCCTCGAGGTCGACATTCCTTGAGGTCTGCAAGTGTTCGAAACCCGAGCTTCAGAAACGTGTACTCTTCCTGATTCCGAAACCCCCACAGATCTTTGCGTCGAATGACGGCTGAGCTATGAGGGTTAATTTCTTGGATCAGTGCCTTTGGACTACGATCGGGCGGTACCTTGACGAAAAAGTACGGCTCGAACGGTGTTTCGACGTGAACAGACTTGCCATCCTCCGTCCGTCCGAAGATGTGAATGACGTATTCAGAGTCTGTATCCTCGCCGTGCCATGCCACGACCTGGAAACTCACCATACGGTTTTAGGGTTTTTAAACTTTAGTCGGCACTGAGTCACTCTCCACCATCCGATGAACCAGTTGCGTGAACGAAACCTTCGGGGCCCACCCGAACGCCTTGTGAGCCTTGGTCGAGTCACCGATGAGGTGGTCCACCTCGGCAGGTCGGTAAAATTCTGGGCTGATGCGGACGAGGACATCACCGGTGATAATGTCCGTGCCGTACTCGGCGTCACCCGAACCATGCCATTCGATACGTTTGTCGATATATAGAAGTGCGAGTTCAACAAACTCACGGACAGAGTGCGTCTCACCGGTCGACAGGATGTAATCATCCGGAACGTCCTGTTGCACGATGTGCCACATCCCCTCGACGTAATCCTGGGCATGGCCCCAGTCACGCTTGGCGTCGAGGTTCCCGAGAACAATGGGAAATTGGCGAGCCCCGATCGCCTTGGTAATCTTGCGCGTTACAAACTCTTCACCGCGACGCTCGGACTCGTGGTTGAACAGGATGCCGTTGCAGGCGTACATCCCATAAGACTCTCGGTAATTCTTTGTAATCCAGTACCCAAAGAGCTTAGCACACCCGTACGGACTTCTAGGGTAAAATGGTGTGGCTTCAGTTTGTGGAATCTCAACCACCTTTCCAAACATCTCGGAGGTTCCAGCTTGGTAAAATCGGAATCGGTCAATTGGATATCCAGAGAGACGAATCGACTCGAGCCATCGGACGACTCCGATGGCATCGACGTTGGCAGTAAACTCAGGCTGCTCAAAAGAAACTTTAACATGAGACTGTGCAGCCAGGTTATACACCTCAATACGCTCGTAATCACCAGCAGCCACATCACGAATAACTGTAGCGAGACGCGGAGAATCTGTAAGATCACCTCGAACGATCTTGAGACCCTGAATGTGATCGATACGCTCGCGTTTGTGTTCGGAGGCGTACCGGACGAGTCCGTAGACGTCATACCCTTTTGTGAGCAAAAGCTCGGCAAGGTATGAACCGTCCTGCCCGGTCACACCGCTGATGATTGCCGCTCGAGACATTGAATAAAAAACCTCTGATTCTTTTATATGAGTCTAATCAATCTCACAGGCTTGACCCTCGCTGAGATCCTGGGCGACTTTCAGCTGAAGTTCTTTGCACGCGAGCACAAGCTGGGAAATCTGTTCGGTGGTCTCACTGGATATGCCGGTGTCATATTCTTCCTCATCAGAAGTCTCACAAAGGGCAACGTCATGTATGTCAACGGCATGTGGGACGGTCTGTCTGGGATTGTCGAAACCCTGGCGGCGTATTTCATACTCGGTGAACGCTTCGATTCCTGGAATCATTACCTCGGACTCGTACTCATCATAAGCGGCTTGTTCTTGCTGCACTCGAGAAAGATTCCATACAATTAACTCGAGCAGTTTCGATTTTTGATCGAGCGTCAGACGTTTTCCAGACTTCCAGTTTCCGACGAGTTCCTGAAGCAACCAATAGAAAGCAGTCACTTTATAGACGAGTGGATCAGTTCCTTCACACCGAAGGTGCGAAGTCCCGTGTGGCTGACGGTCGAGGGAAGCGGGAACGTACTTGTCGATGAGTCGTTGTCGTAAATCAGGTGCGATGATTGTGTCCCACATAAGCTTTTCCATCTAGAACTAATTGGCTATTTTAGTTCTAGATGTCAAACGTGGAAGATATATCGAGGCTTCTAAGGGAAAATATCCTGCCTCGTCTCGACGCCCAAGAGGCGGAACTGCGCGAGCTGAGATGTGTCACCTGGCCGGTGTGTCAAGCGCTCTGGGACCGTAAGATGCCGTTCATGAACATGAGTATGAAGAAGCGGTTTTTCAAATTTTTACACATCGACGAACTACGACGCCTGCTCAAATCCAAGGCTATTTTCGCGAGTATCAACGATGTGTCACTCGATCAGGAGATTCAGATGCTGACTGAAATAAAGGTTACGAGTCCTTAAAAGAAAATGGACAACGGCTCCAAGATCATCTCGTACAGTTTATTTGGAAACGTGGCGATGTTTTTGTATGGAGCTCTTGCCAATGCAATTCAGTGCAAAGAGCATTTTCCAGATTGGACCATGCGCGTCTATCACGACGATAGCGTTCCGGTACGCGTCCTCGATTGTCTGAGAGGACTCGACGTGGAGTTGGTTCGCGTCGAACCCGACGGAACGTACGGAACGTTCTGGCGGTTTCGTCCGCTGTTTGAATCGGGTCACGAACGTGTTCTGATTCGGGACGTCGATTCACGCATCACGTGGCGTGACGTGCGATGTGTGAACGAATGGATTGCATCTGGGAAAAAGTTTATGGTCATTCGGGACCACGACGAGCATTACAAGACTGAAATCATGGCGGGAATGTTTGGAGTTTCCGGCGGACCACTTCCCGATTCCAACATGAACAAGTATGCCAAAGTTCACGAGTACATCTCAGACCAAATTTTTCTGAGTCGGGAACTGTGGAACACCATGAAGCTCGATGTTCACGAATGCGGATTTCGCGAAACGCAATGGATGAAGGAATCATGGACCGAGGATGGATTCATGGGACTCGGGTTTGACGAGCATGAAAAGCCGCGAACGAATCACGGGTGCATGTTTGCAACGTGACGGTCATGACTGCCGTGATAATAGTTGTACCCATCCATCGTACCGTGACCAATTCCAAACTTTTTCAAAATAACGCTATGGAGGACGTGATCACCCCAGCGATACTTGATACACCCTCGCGATTCGCGAACACGTTCGATCCACGCTCGCACATCCTCACGATTCCATACATCCATACGTGTCACAAACACGTTCGTGTATGGCATCGTCTGGTCGTAAAATGGAGCATCCTCACCGAGCCACACCGGAAGGGTCGCGTTGGTCAGTTCGTGCGTCTCGACGTCAAACATCGGCGTCCGGTACGGTACGTCGGGTGATACGCATGTGAAAACATCCGCCCACTTTTCACTCTCGAGAATACAATCCTCGTCGATACGCAGAACGACGTCGTACTCCTTCAGGTGGTCCCATACATCGCACGTATGAAACTCACACATGACGTGATACCCGGGGTAGCATCGTCCGTCTTGGAAGGTGCTGATTGTTTCGTGTGGTAGTGGTACGTCACGTGGAAACTGAAAAGGAATCTGGATCCATTTGAATTTCAAACTGGGTGTTTCAGCCTCGATGAGTCGTTGATGTTCAGGTGCTACGTTCCCCTCGTGAAACAACACAATGTCGGGCGAACTGCCAATGAATTTTTCAATTGAATTATTTCGAGCGACGAGACGAGAATACATGAATGGGTGTGGGTACCCACGTGTCAGACAGAAAATAGCCGTCTTCATACACTACAATATCAGTTATTTTTTATAATAAGATAACGTGCTCCGCCGTAAACTGCAGCCATGTACCCAAACGTCGAAATGCCTGGAAGCTCGGGAAAGTTCCCACCAGTCACGAGAACCTGTGGGCACTTGCTGAGTAAGAAAAAGTCTAGAAAAATACCGACGCGGTCATCTGGGTTGCACTCCACGTCGCCGTGAACGACCGCGATGCGTGTATCGAGCGTCCGACACGTCTCTGGAAAGTACTGCTTGGTCATCGGTGAATCACTGGCGAGGAAAACAGGCCCTTGGACATTCTCCGCCATGCGAACCATCTGTTCAACAGCCGCCTGCGACGCAAACGTATCCTCGTCGCGAGAAACAACCTTTCGGCTGTCCGGGGCGGATGCACCGCGTCGAACGTGAACACCGAGCTTCACGCCTTCCACGAGGTGAGAATGACGTTTCAAAAGTTCCTCGAGTTCCGGTGACGGCTGAACGAGTTTACGAATCAATGGATGGACGTGTTCCATCACACCTGGATTAAAGAATATCCGACCCGTGTAGACTGGAAGGTCCGTCCGATCGGTTATTGGAAAGTTGAACGTGAGCCACCGACCCATGTCATAGTCCTTGATGGACTCGTGCACGACACCCTCCGGGCAGTTGTAAAAAAAGTCAGTCAGCATGATGAACAAGTTTGCGAGTCCGTGACCCTTCGGTGGAATGAATACATGGGTCATTTAATTCTGTAAGCCTCTGCACGCTTTAATATATATTCCCAGTTTGTAATGTTCAATTTACGATCAAAGTGCATGTAAAACTCGAGCTCGATGAGCTTCTTCAGACGCTGAAACTCCGGACTTTCAAAATCAATCTCACCCTCGTCGGGGTATTCATGCGTCGTCCCGAGCAAAGAAACCACTTTCATTCCGCAAGTCTTCATATTTAATGCCTGTAGGCTTAAACTGCTCAACAAACGGAATCCACGGCGGGAGCTTCTCGTCGATCGCAAGTGTCGATTGTTTAGGCTCGAGGATAGATGTTTGATGTGCCACGGGGATACACACGAGTGGATGACCTATGTAGTTCAAGAGACCGTGAATAATGATATCGATTGTCTGTCGCGTGTCCACGTTATTGAGTACGAGACGTGCAAACTCTCGCGTAAAACAAAACACCTCTGCACCGCCGTTGTTTCCAAGAATGCGAGGTTTTCCATCTGGAATTATATGGAAACTCACACCGACGCTTAGGTTTACATATTCGAGTTTTTTTGGTATGACGACATCCCAATTTTTTATAAACACCACGTCATCATTACATTGCCAGAATTCTGTTTCAGAAGTTGTGTCCCGTGCGACATCGCGAAACATTTCGAGATTTTTTACAAGCCCTGAAATATGCGCAAGTCGAGTCGTCTCACCGAGACGTTTGTGCAGCCATTTTACAAATGGATGTTCGACTGAGTAATCCGTGATCCATCGGACATCATCAAACCCTCTTTTTTTCAGGTGTTCTTCGAGTACAGGTCGTCTGTCACCGCACGCGATGGGACAATGGCAGATGTACAGTCTTGGCATTTAAAAAACAAGAGTCGTAGCTTTTAAATATGGTTTCAAGAATAGCTGCTTTCGTACACATCGCCTGCTTTTCACCGGAATGACGTGAGCACCTGAACGCCGTGCAGCCATGAGTCCAACTTCTGAATCCTCGACGATTGTCACCTCTTTTGGCGATTTATTCGAGCGAATCATGCACTGAAAGTAAATCTCAGGGTGTGGTTTAGGGTTTTTTACATTCTCGTTTGAAAAGAAATAATCAACATGTTCCATGATACCGAGACGCAAAAGACTCATTTTCACTGTATCCGAAATTGCATTCGATGCGCATGCAATTTCAGTTCCATCGGATTTGATGTACTTCATGATATCAATGAGCTCTTCATCCAGCTTGACATTTTCATTAATGTACTGGATCGTCAAAAGTTGTTTCATGTCCCATATCGCGTCGTAGTGGACAGGATCAAGTCCTTTGTACTGTGAGAGCATCTTGAGTTTGGTCAGTGTCGATTTTCCGTCGTACTCTTTCAAGTGTTCGTCGTACGAAATTACGTATTTCTTGTCGATTTTCTCGAGTGCGTCATTCAGACATGTGTAATGAGCATCTCTCGAGTCGATCAAAACACCATCGAGATCAAATACGATGAGTTTACGCGCCATAAAGATATGTGAACCTATATCTTTATGATGTTACTGAGTGATGTCACGTTACGTGACGGGTGCCATCTTTTTAACCACAACGTGTCTGTAAACTTTGTAGAGTCCTACGCTCAGTTTGCTGAACGAGTCGGTATTCAGGTTCTTGAGGTTGGTCACGGTTACAGTATCGGGTGCACGTCACCAAAACTAAACCTCACTGACAGTGAGCTGATTTCTCTTGTAAAGTCGCAAGTGAAAAAGACTCGTCTGAGTACGCATGTCAACCCCGACATGTGCACAGTCGAGTACGTGAAGAATGTGACGCGTGACATTGATATCATCAGACTCGCGTGTGTTCCAGGTGAAGTTGATAAATTGAAGCCGTTTCTCACTCTCGACAAGGAACTCTGGGTCTCTCTCATGTACACGAGCAAGGCGTCCCGTGATCAGATTGTGTCGGATTGTAAGACGATCGAGTCTTTTGGAATCAAGACGGTCGTATTGTTTGATTCCGCTGGTAACTACCTTCCAGATGAAATTGGCGAGAGAGTCAAGTTGGTAAAAGAGTCGTCTTCTCTGCGCGTCGGTTTTCACGGTCACAACAACCTTCAGCTTGCAGTGGCAAATTCACTCGCAGTTGTAAAAGCTGGGGGTGAAATCATCGATGTATCTCTGCATGGAATCGGAGCTGGAGCTGGAAACACCCCACTCGAGGTTATGATGCACTTGACACCCGATGAAAATTTGAATGTGAATGAGATTCACAAATATTCAGACACCCTTGATATTTACCCATCGCGTAAAACGATTCAAATTACAAACGCTGTTAAAAACATAAGCGCTCTCCATGTCACAGATGAATAGCATTCGAATTGCAGAACTCCTGGTACAAAAAGGAGTTTGTCAGGCTTTTGGTATCATCGGATCATCAAATGCATGGCTCTTTGATGCTTTTAAAAAGATTGGTATTACCGTGACTGGCCTTCATCACGAACAGGCGTGTGTCATGGCGGCATCAGGCTACTTTAAAACGACTCGTAAACCAGCTGTTGTCATAGTGGCTGCAGGGGGCGGAGCTACAAATTCTGTGACTGGTGTTGCAGGTCTATGGGCCGATTCAACACCGTGCGTAATTCTGTCTGGTCAAGAAACATCTGGGAATTTGGAGAATGATAAATTGAAACGGATGTATGGGATGCAGGGTGTCAAGGGACATGAGATTGTCAAGACCATCACCAAGTTTTCGTGCGTCTTTGAAAAACTTCAAGATGTAGAAACTGCGTGGGGTATAATGACAACTGGTAGGTTTGGGCCCGTGTGGCTTGACGTCCCTATGGATTTGCAGACCCGGGTCACTTATGATGACATTATCCCGTTCAGAACACCTGACGAGGTGACGACGTGGGATTTTGACACGAGTAAATATCAACGTCCCGTGATACTCGCCGGGCAGGGTGTGAAGTTGTCTCATTCAGAAGACACTCTTGCAACGATACATGTACCGGTTGTAACATCGTGGTCAGCCATAGACGTGTATCATCCATTGAATTTCGGATGCCCGGGAATTTATGGGAATAGATGTGCGAACAAGATTGTTCAGGCGTGCGATTTGCTCATCATTCTCGGAAGTAGATTGTCTTATATGCAAACTGGGTATGACTTTTCAAAATTTGCACCGAATGCGACTATTGTCATGGTCAATGTTGAACCCAATGACTTCAAGGGTTCAGTGAATGTCCGACTGGATTGTAAAGTAGCCATCGACAAGCTCGCGACAAAGACATTTGATATTGACCCTTGGATCAAAGAATGCAAAAAGTTAAACACTGAATTTCCCAAACTTGAGCCTACTCACACGAACAACGACATGTGGTTGAATTCGTATAAATTCATTCACGACCAGCTGTCACCTCTCCTCACTGACGAGGTGGTGGTCACTGACATGGGCACTGCTCTGTTGTCAGGTCACAATACGATTCAGTTGAAGCCCGGAAACACGATGTTCAGTTCCTACGGACTGGGTGAAATGGGATATGGTTTACCGGCCTCGGTCGGAGCTGCAGTCTCTGGTCGACGTGTCGTGTGTCTGAACTGCGACGGTTCGATGATGATGAATCTTCAGGAACTTCAGACCATCGCTGCACATAAACTCAACGTCAAGGTGATCATCTTCAACAATGATGGGTACCTGAGCATCAAACACACACAAAAAATGTTCAAATGCGAATACACCGCAGTTGACAGTTCTACGGGAGTGAAGCTTCCAAACTACACAAAGGTGTTTCAGTCTTTTGGTATTCCGGTTTTCACAGAAAGTGCCGAAAATATCAGACCTTTTGAAGCATTTGAAGAATTTATGCGTGTAGACGGCCCTGCTATGTACGAGGTTTTCATGGACCCACATCAAAACTTTTCACCGAAAGTGCAGGCTACAAAGGTGGGTGATGTTATAATACCAGGTACTTTGGATAACATGGTATAAAGTTAAAGTCGGTTTATACCAAAGATGTCAAAGACGGTTCTGATAACTGGAGCGCGAGGGTTTGTAGGGCATGCCATTGTACGTGAGTTGCTCGAAAACACGGATTGGAATCTCGCATGCCCTGTGAGAGGTCCCAAACATCCAGATCGACTCGAACAAATCGACACACGCGGAAGAGTCACAAGGGAGATTCCCCAAAAATTGGACATTATCATCCACGCTGCAGGAAACCCGAGTGCTATTGATTGTATCAATAGTCCTTTGGCAGCGGTTCAAGATAATGTCCTCGAGACGACAAAGATGCTTGAACTTGCACGGAAACACAACGTCGAGCACTTTATTTATGTCAGCTCGGTCGAAGTATACGGAGGAGACTTGAATGTTTCATATGAAGATTCTCGGTGCGTAGCTAAGAATCCATACGCCGCGACAAAGTTGGCTGGAGAGCACATGTGCACGGCATACCAGGAGACGTACGGAATTCGTTGCTCAATTGTACGAGTCAATAACACATTCGGAATTCGAGTTCAACCTGAACGTTTTCCAGTGGTGGCAATTAAAAAATTAATGTACGACGAACATTTTGTCATGCATTGTGACGAAAAAGGCGAAATTGGAAAAAGACGGTGGACTCCAATTGAAGATGTCGCTGATATGATTCTGTTCATTCTCAAGTTGGATGAACCGGGGCGTACATACAACGTGACGGGTGACTTGATTTCTAATTTAGAATTTATAGAATGCATCGCAAAATGCCTCAATGTCAAAGTGAACTATACTCTTCAACAAGAGAATATACACGGGAGAGTTCTTTTTCAGAACGCTCCACCAGACTTGATTTATTCGCTTGGGTGGAAACCCAAAAAGACGTTTCAAGAACGGCTACGTGCCTTTGTTGGATGGACTTTGGATCACCCGGAGTGGATGTAAATGCGATCACCGCGTGCAGATGCCGTATGAGTGTACCCCAGACTTTTAAGAAAATCTTCAATGGTACTTAAGCTATTCCCGTACCGAACAAGCCATTTTTCACAATTCTCAATCGCGACAACTGGACGACACCGGACCAGGGTTTCTTTTGCACCCTCAAGTGCGAAAGGTTCATAGCCTTCAATGTCCAGGTGAATGAGATTACACACAGGGAGATTCAGATCGTCAATGAGAAAAACAGGAACTTTACCGGCACCACCGACGTGCCCCCCTCCTATGTCGTCAGGGTGTTTATCCATCTCGACGAGAGTGTGAGAATTTCCGAGACAGGCTTGCAACTTGATGACATGAGGGTCTGTCACATTTCGAACAAGACATTCGAACAACTCTGGAAAAGGTTCGAACGTGTACACCGTCTCGAAATGTTTTGCATATTTTTTCACGTAGAGTCCACAGTTCCCACCAGCCTGTACGATGACTTTTTTGTCAGGTACATGTGTCATGATGATATCAGGCACGTCACCCCAACGATGAAGACCATCCCAACACTTGGTGTCTTCCTCTGGCCACCACCATGTACCGTCTTCATCAGTTCTCTGCACTAGCATTTAATGAACAAGTCTCAAACTCCTTAAGCAAATTACAGACGTAATCGACATCCTCGAGGCTCATACCGTGGTGTGCCCCGAGAAGGAACCCGTCACGCATCACGTGGTCTGCACCGTCAAACTCCTTGAGGTACTGACGCCACGCCGGATGACGCGTGATGTTCCCTGAGAAACACACGCGCGTCTGAACTCCGTGAGACTCGAGAAACTTGAGACACTCGAGGCGATCCGGACACATCAAGGGAATGGCGAGCCAGTTGGGCTTGCGAGAATCGTCCGGGAGCAAGTAGTACTTGGTGTCCTTCAGGTTTTCCAGGTACCGCTCGACGTTTGCACGACGTTTCGCAAGCAGTGCGTCCAGTTTCGCCCATTGGGCAAGTCCAAAGGCGGCGTTCATCTCACACGCCTTCAGATGGTAGCCTGCGACGCCGTACAGAAACTTCCAATCGTACGGAATACCGTCGACCGAGTGGTTGAACCGCTCGGACGGCTCCTCGACATTGTCACCGATGCGACCCCAATCACGGAACATGATTGCCCGTTTCAAGTGAGCGTCATCGTTGAACATCACCATGCCACCGACACCACCTGCGGTGATGACATGACTGGCGTAGAAACTCGTCGTCGAAATGTCCGATTCGGGTGTCGTCGTGATCGTGTCTGCTGAATCCTCGATGAGAATCAGATTCGGAAACGCCTCGCGGATCGCCTTCCAGTCTGGAACATTGCCGATGAGGTTTGGAATGAGGAGAACCTTCGTCTTGTCCGTGACGACGGCACGAATCTGATCGACGCTCGGAACGTACCGGCCAATTTCAGAATCACAAAACACAGGGGTGAGTCCGCACTGTGCGATTGGCGCCACCGTGGTTGCAAAACCACATGCAGGTGTCACCACCTCATCCCCTGGTTTCAGGTCCAGGGAACACAGAGCCAACAGAATGGCGCTCGACCCCGAGTTGACAAAGAGACCGTGATTCTTTCCGAAACGCTCAGAAACCTTCTGTTCAAACTCCATAGACATGGGCCCAAAGCCTGCAAGCCATCCGGCTCGCAGGCAATCGTTTACAGCCTGAATCTCCTCTTCGCCATACGCCTCAAACTGGTTGGGTGCATACCACACCTTCTTTTGCGTCGTCATGCCTAAAGTTTATTAGTGTCACTCTTTTAATATGAGAGTTCTCGTCACAGGGGGGCTCGGATTCATAGGTTCAAACTTTATCGATCATGTCCTCGAGAATCACACTGAGATTACAGCCATCCTGAACATTGACCGTTGTGACTACTGTGCCCGAGTCCACAACGTGTCATGTAACGGTGACCCTCGGTACTCGTACATTCAAGCGGATATCACAAACATGTCAAAGATGAAACGACTTTTTCGTGAATTCAAACCTGACGTGGTCGTACACTTTGCAGCACAATCTCATGTCGACACGTCATTTGAGAATGCTGAACAGTATATACATGATAACATCATCGGTACGTATACCATCCTCGAATGCGTGAGAGAAGCGACTTGTCGTCTCGTACACATAAGCACTGACGAGGTGTACGGTGAAGTGGGTCTCGACGAGACGAGCAACTCTGAAACGTCAGTCTTGAACCCGACAAATCCGTATTCGGCAACCAAGGCGGGCGCCGAGCTGCTCGTCAAGGCGTACGGTCATTCGTTTGGTATTCCATACGTCATCACGCGCGGGAACAACGTGTTTGGTCCGAAGCAATACCCCGAAAAGGTGATTCCAGCATTCATAGACGCCATGATGAAAGGAACCCCGTGTAGAATACATGGCGAAGGACGTTCACGCAGGAATTTCATATATGTTGATGATGTATCTCGTGCAGTCATGACCGTTTTGCAATGTGGAAAGAATGGTACAGTGTACAACATCGGAACTCACAACGAGTATTCGGTCCTTGACGTGTTTGACATTCTTCGGACTCTCGTCAACCCGGATGCGACAAAAATTCATGTGGATGACCGACCCCACAACGACAAGAGGTATGCCGTCGACTCATCGGCACTCCACGAACTCGGGTGGTCGGAACAAGTTTCTTTCAAGGATGCAATTCAGAGAACAGTCGAATGGTATAAAGCAAATACGTCATGGTACACTTAGAAATGAAAGTTCTCGTGACTGGCGGAACGGGCCTCGTTGGGTCAGCCATCAAAGAACTCCGTCCAGATTGGATTTATATCGGTTCGACCGAATTTGGTTCGCTCGCCCGGGAGGAGAATGTCAATCAGATGTTTTATTACGTAGGTCCCGTTGACGCCGTCATTCACTTGGCTGCCAACGTCGGTGGATTGTTCAAGAACATGAACAAACGCGCCGAGATGTACGAGGATAACATTCTCATGAACACGCACGTCGTCTCACAGGCTGCAAAGCACAAGGTTCCACGCGTGCTGACGATGCTGTCGACGTGCATCTTCCCAGACGGTCTCAAGGAGCTCCGTCCTTCAGATTTGCACACGGGTCCTCCGCACCCTTCGAATGAAGGGTACGCGTACGCGAAGCGTGTGTGCGAAGTTCACTCACGTATCATCCGTGAGACGACCGATACGTGGACGACGTGCATCATTCCGACAAACATCTACGGGCCGAACGACAACTTTTCAATCGAGGATGGTCACGTCGTACCGGCTCTGATTCACAAGGCGTGGTTGGCCAAGAAGAACAACGAACCGCTCAAACTCTACGGAACCGGAAAGGCGAAGCGTCAGTTTATTCACTCGAGGGACATTGCACGCATCATCGTCTGGGCTGTCGAACTCTCTGAAAAACCACCGCCTGAGATTGTGTGCGCACATGGCAACGAGGTGTCGATTGGCGAGGTTGCTCAGTTGATTGCGGACGCGACGGGATGCCCGGGTCTCGAGTACATCGGAGGTCCAGACGGTCAGATGAACAAAAAGGCTATCCCGGGCCCAGGTGAATTTCCGGTACCCAGTGTATCACTCGAGGATGGTATCAGGGAGACTGTCGAATGGTTCGACCGCGTCAAAATGGCTTAAAGTATTATCACACTGTACTACTAGAAGCGCCCTAGTAGCTTAGTGGTAAAGCGTTTGTTTTGTAAGCAGAAGACCGGGTGTTCAATCCACCCCTAGGGCAGCGCATATAGTATAGTGGTAGTACATCACCCTTCCAAGGTGTAAGCCCGGGTTCGATTCCCGGTGTGCGCAGAGAGGCCCTGTGGCGAAATCGGATATCGCGTGGGGTACACCTCTGTAGTTTAATGGATAGAATAATGATCTTCTAAATCATGGATACGGGTTCGACCCCCGTCAGAGGTTTAAAAAATATATTGTACTGTGTTATATGAAGACATGTTTACTCTGTAATAATGAATACAACTATGACATGTTCGGAAAACGCGCTGACTCAAAAGATGGATTCAGAAATACATGTAAAAATTGTACAAAAAACAGTTTAGTTAAGATTACAAGAACATCCGAATTACGTGTAAAGTGCATATCATGTAAAGAAGAGAAACAATATTCCTTTTTTGCTAAAGGAACTAATACTTGTAAGATTTGCAGGAACGAACACGATCGAGAAAAGAGAAGTATGAACAGAGAAGATTACAATAAAAAGAAATTAGATTGGAGAAACAAAAATAAAGATGCTGTTAATGCTAAACGTAGAGAAAGAGAAAAACTACGTAGGGATTCTGACCCAACTTACAGATTAAGACATAATTTAAGCACTCGTTTGTATCTGGCAGTAAGTAAGAAGATAGGAAAAACGTCTGAAATTGTTGGATGTTCATTAGAAGAACTTATGTCTCATTTGGAAACCAAGTTTACAGAAGGTATGAATTGGGATAATTATGGAGAATGGCACGTTGATCACATCAGACCGTGTTCTTCATTTAATCTAGAAGATCCTAACGAACAAATGACGTGTTTTCATTGGTCTAATTTACAACCTCTATGGGCTAAAGATAACTTACGAAAAGGTGCACGTTTAGAATGAATCCATGGTCCCATAGTATAATGGTCAGTACGGCAGACTCTGACTCTGTAAATGCGTGTTCGATTCACGCTGGGACCTCAGGGTGCAAATTGCACCCTGACGGAATCGACCTGAGCACGTCGTTAAACTATTCACCTCTGACTTTGGCGCAGTGGTATTTTATCACTTAAACGCGATGGACTGTAGTTCCACAGATCGGGTGTTCGAATCACCCAAGTCAGATCGACCCGAATATGTCATTAAAATGTTCATCAGGCCCCTGTAACTCAGCCGGTAGTATTTACGTATCGCTAGTGACAGGCTGTTATTTATAGTAACGGCGGAAGACCTGTAAGTCGCAGGTTCGAACCCTGCCGGGGGCGCTTTTTTTTGAACTGTCCATCGTGGCTCCAGTTCAAAAAAAACGTGTGATGAGCTCGTCTAGAGACGATGAGCGACAAGAAAGTAACCCAAAACAACCATCGAAATGGCTTCCTCTTCCTTTGCTCAGATGTTTGACGAGATCCTCCGCCGCGAGCTGACTGCCGTCCTCTCTCGGGTTGCCGAGGGTGAGAATCTCGAGCTCGAGACTCTGGTGTCCAAGTACCTTCCGGTGGACGTTGTTCCTGCAAAGGCCACTGCGACCAAGGCTGCTCCCAAGAAGAAGCGGGCGGCCAGTGTCTCTGTGAACCCCGAGCCGACGGTGGCAAAGAAGGCGACCAAGTGTACTTCGACGACGGCCAAGGGGAAGCCGTGTACTCTGAATGCGGCTGAGGGTGAGTGCATGTGCCGCGTCCACCTCAAGTCGGCGAAGAAGCCGGCGGCTCCTCCTCGTGTCCCTCGCGGTCCCGCGACGGGTCCGGTGAAGCCTCCTCGCGACGGTGATGACTCGGACGAGGAGGAGATCAAGCCCGTGCGCAAGCCGAAGAAGGTGAAGAAGACGGAGCAGCCCAAGCACACTCACGAACTGGACGAGGAGACTCACGACGACTGTGAGCTGTGCCAGACCCATGGGTCGGCGATGGCGGAGACGGATGACGAGGAGGAGTTTGAGACGGTGATGTCCCCGCCTCTTAGCATCCGCGAGCGTCTGGCTCGGATCGTGCGGACGGAGGAGTACGAGGACGACGAGGACGAGGAGTAAAAGGTGTTCGCGAAGCGAACCCCGCCGGCGAAGGGATGACAAACTTTCCACCTGCGGCGGAAAGGGGGTGAGGGGCTCAGTACGGGTGGAAAACAAGGACTGAAATGATACCTACTGTAATGACGAATAAACCTGTTGATACCAACTTTTGTGCGTTTGTCTGTGTTCTGGGTGGTGAGGGAAATACAGGAACTGGAACGATAACATGTCTCTCAGATAAAGGAGGACTCGGAAGCTCGGAGCGACACATGGGACACCTCGTCACGTAGCACTGAATGTGAACTTGTTTTTTACAGCACCCGAGATGAACCACCGTCCCCAAGAGAGGTTCGAGACACACCGGGCATTCATCCATCTACTCTAGGTGTACGAAAATTTTATTCATGATAAAATCCTCAAACGTCACCTCGAACGTATCACCCGAGTTGTCGTCGTAGACGAACCACGTATCAGAGTCGTATGCGTATACGAGTCCCTCGCGGTACACGGTACGCTTCTTGGTCTCAGCGACGGTCATCGTGATCCGTAGACCGATGAGCTCGCGAAGAGAGTTTTCAATCAGCACGGAATTGACGAGTACGGAATCCATTTCTAAAAAGAAAAAGCTCATTGACTTTAATGCACCAAGAGGACGCTCCGCGTCCTCTTGTTCGGGCACTTCGTGCCCCTTGGACTTTAATGCACATCCGTCCGCTTCCGAAGCTCGTGTTCCCAGTGGACTCGTCGACGCTCAAGTATGCCCCTGTCGAAAACAGCATCGTGTACAAGCTGCGTCATGTTATCCCGTACCCTCCGTTGAAACCGAAACCGTATGTTCCAATCATGCTCGTCGAGGACATTGTCACCGTGATGCGCCGAACAGGTGCTTCAGATGAAGAGATTGCAGAGATTCGTCGAAAGAATCACTACGTCGTACAGGTACCAAAGGCAAAGACGAAAAAGACTCACAAGAAGAAAAAGGCGACGGCTGACGACGACCTCGACAAGGTGTTTTCGCAGTTTGCAACCAAACCAGCCGTCAAGAAGAAGGTGCTCAAGGCGGTTGTGAAAAAAATCTAGCTCAATGTAATGGTGGAGAAGATCCAGCGATTATGGCGCGCGAGGCGCGTCTTTACGAATAATCAGGGGACGTGGAAAATTTCAAAACCACACGTCGTATCAACAATCTCAATCGTCAAGTTTCCCGTGGATATGAGTGCGATTTTTGCGGGCGCCCCCCGTGGGTTTACGGAGGTGACTGGGTTCAAAGGGGCGGGCCAAAAGGCTTCGATACGTTACGCCGACGGGAAATGGATTGGAAGTTCGACGGGTGTGAATCGCGTCACGGCGAAACGAGGACCACAGACGGTCATAATCACAAAGGGTGTCATCACGGTTCTCGGCACCGGAAACCCAGAGGCGGCATACCTCGCCATTGCAAAGAATGGGTGGAGCGCCAAAAACCTGGTTCGAGCAACGCCCGAGTATCGCAAGGTGGATGGTGTTTTTTACATCAACAAACCATTCGACCTACCGGGTCTCAAGCACGAATTTCGGAAATTATCAATGAACCACACTGTGAGCTATGATCCTGAGATTAAGACGATTCCGGCTGTGGTTCTCAGATTGAAAAACCCGGCGTGGACCTATCAGTTTTTCGAGAATGGAACCGTCCTGTTTACCGGCATCAAAGATCCAAAGGAGGTTAACGAGCCCGTGAAGCTCTTTAAGGAGTTTGGTCTGACCGATGTCTCGATTGCGATTGAAAAAACACCGGCGTTGCGTCGACCCGTCGCTTCAAAGAAGAACACGTCAAAACTCGCTGAGCGGTACCCGCTTGCAGGGACGTGGAACAACCTTCGTAAACCGTACGCCGGGTTTTACATTCGACCGGGGACGAACGGTAAACCACGCATGTACCCGTACCGATTCATGCGTCGGAATGCCAACGCCGGTGTGGTGAACATCGGCCCGATGAACCTTCGCGCCGTTGGACCCAAGGTGGTCAAGGCGTTCAAGAACGTCGGTCAGCCGATTCCAAAGGTGACTCTGGATGCATTTGCATCTGCAGGTGTTTCGCTCGAGTCGAGTCCAAAGAAAAAGGCGGTGGCTGCGCACGCGAACCGTCGTGCGCCGAGCTGGAATGCCACGAAGAATGGATTCTATGTGCGTCCCGGTGCTGGTCAGCAGCCATACTGGTTCGCCATTCCCAAGGGTATCGAGTCTGGACGCAAGACTGTCATTGCAGCGTACTCCAAGGCGGGTCGGAACATCCCCGCTGCAGTTCGTACGATATTCAAGATTCCAGCGTCTGTGACAGTGAACGCAAAGCCGAAACACGTGGTCACGATGGGACTCAACGGTGCCCTTCGCATCAATGGACGACAGGCGGGTCGTCTGACCGTCCCTGAACTCGTCGCCATTGCACGGAACATGAACATTGCACAGGTGAATGCCAAGATGAAACCCGCAGAGATTATCGGGTGGATCCAGAACAAGAGCGGTGCGAAAGTGTCGAAAAACTACAACGTCCAATTGAACAATGCCAAGTACAGACTGCTCAACAACGGGCGCGTCGAAAAGACGGTTGGTACGAAGCGAACGACACGTAACTGGTCCACGATTCCAGTTGCAAACCAGAACCGTATCGCCAAGGCGTTCCTGAACGAGTCATATCACGGGGCGTACAACCTGCAACCACGAAACAAGAAATACTGGGCTCTGATGGTGTACAAGAATTCACTGCGACCCACAACGCCTTCGACCGCGTCATCAGCGTCGTCGAACAACAACAACCTGGCCAACTTTGCTGCAAATCTGGAGGCGACCGTGCGTAACCAGGGACACAAGAATGCGTACCGCGCAGTCGTCGGAAATTACTACACAAACGAAAATGCCAACAGACTTTTGACCCGTATTGGCAAGATGCCTGTGGGCGCCAAACAGTCGAACGTGAACCGCGTCATAAAGACGTTCTCAAAGGAGGCGGTTGTCAGGACGCGTCGCGCAATCATCGAGGCCAACTACAAGGCGAAGTTGACTGTTCCGAACTGGCTTCCAGTGAACAAACGTAACGCATACAAGAATGCGCTGTTGAATGTCGCTCTTCAGGTGAACAACAAAGGCAAGTATCCGACACAGAAAAAGGTGCGTGAAGGGATGCAGTCATGGATCAACGCCCACATTCCAAAGGTGCCCACGGCGGCATTCACCCGGGAGAATGCCGTGACGGGCGCGAGGGTCAACGTACCGGCGTGGAATCCACCAAAGAAGATTGCATTCAACGTTCCGAAACGTACAAGTCCACCACGGCCAGCTGTCAAGCCCCGTGCACCCAAGGCGGCAGGGCCCTCCAAACCAAAGGCGAAAAAGAATGTGTCAAAGCGTCGCCTCAACGAAAACAGCAACAACGCTGAGAATATCGGATCAGCGATGATTGCCCTAGGTATCAATACAAAGGGGGCTTACGCATGGAACAACCTTGTACGTGCTGGGATGAACAAAAAGTACAAGAATGCGTGGGCGAGACAAAAGAGTGCCTAAGTCCAAGTCGCGAAGCGACTTGTCCGTGCTCTGTGCGGGGCTCGAACCCGCGGCTTCCAGCTCATAAGACTGGCATTCTACCGACTGAATTAACAGAGCCTGTGGGATGAGCACACCCAACTTAAAAACGAACTTACCCTTTAAACCATGGCGGATGAAAAGACTTCTGGGTATGACTTTGTCAAAGTAGAGGGCCCCGACGTGTTCTTCTACTGTGACGTTTCGGTCGATTCTGTCGCTGAGTTGTGTGCCGCAGTCAAAAAGGTTGAACGTGATTACTACGAGACGACTGTTCGCATCCACATTCACAGCGACGGTGGTGACTTGCACGCAGGTCTCGCCGCTATGGATTTTCTTCAGTCTCTGAGGTCCCATGTGGTCACCATCGCTGAAGGGATGTGTGCGTCCGCTGCGACGTTCATCTTCCTGGGTGGTGATTCACGTATCGTCAGTCGGAATGCCTACCTGCTGATTCACCAACTCGGTTCTGAATTCTGGGGCAAGTATGAGGAGATGAAGGATGAGATGCAAAAGTGTGACAGACTGATGCGTCACATGAAACGTATCTACCTTCGTGAGACGAATCTCCCCGAGGAAAAACTGGACAAGCTCATGAAACGCGATCTGTATCTGTCGTACAAGAAGTGTGTCAAGTATGGAATTCACTCCTTTCCGCCGTAGGCGGAAAGTTCGTCGCGCAGCTGCACAGAGACAAGTCGCGGAGCGACTTATACAGAATTCAAATCTGAGGTTATACCAGATGGACAAGCGAACTGCCCTCTTTTTGTTTGGATGCATGGGGTCGAGACTCGGACTCGTATGGGTTGCAAAGAATCACCCAGAGTTGCTCACGGTGATGGGTATTCTGGCGATTGGCATTTCAATAGGGTTCATGTACATATGGGCAAACGGTCTCAGAAAGACGGGACCCGAGACCTTCGGTGAAAAGATTTGGTGGAATGATTTGCGCCCAGTACATTCGCTTCTATGGGCACTGTTTGCAATCTTGGCACTCACGGGGAATGAGCACGCCTGGAAGGTTTTGCTTCTGGATGTCACGCTCGGGTTTGGGGCATGGGTCAATCACAGACTGATAAAGTAAAATTGATATTCAACTGTAAGATGGAGACTGGAAAGTGCAAACAATGTGCACGGCGTCAGCGTCTGGTGATGCCGTGCAAATTATGTACCGGAAAATTTTGTTCAGGGTGTATTCAGCTCGAGGTTCACGTGTGTCCTGAACTCTCTGCGAAAAAGGCTTTTGAACTCGAAAAATTGTCAAACGCAAACCCTGTGGTTGTTTCGTCAAAGGTGCTCAAAATCTGAGTCCCTGAGTCCAAGTCGCGAAGCGACTTGTCCGTTGTCCAGCTGGATTAATGGGCACTACGTGCCCATTAAAATTTGAGTCCCTTCTGGAAAGCCAGCAGAATCAGCAACAGGATCATCGCACCCAGAACCAGCGTCCGACCCGTCTGCGCGTCATCTGGAAAGTCTGCTGGGGAGACGTAGTTCTTGGCGTCGCCGATGATAACCTCGCGCCCGAACGTCGTCGACCCGTCGTCAAACTGGTACTTGCGCGCTGGATAAAGAAACGACGTCGCTGGGTGAACATCACCCGTCTTGAGGTACATGTTCCCTGCATCATCGATTGTCAAGGGGTTGAAATGTTCAGTGGGAACACCTGCTCTGGGATTAAACTCGAGCATCGCAGGGGACTCGGGTCTCTCGGGACCTGGCGGGAGAACACCCTTGTACCCACCGTTGTATGAAACACCGAACGTATTTGTCAACGTGTACGGGTTGATACGATTCATACTCATGTCATCATTGGCGAGTAGGCTCGTCATTATCTAGTGTTGACTCAGATTTAATTACGCCGTCACGCCAAGTCCGGAGGACTTGTCTGCTGCCCACCGTCGGACTTTCCACCTGCGGTGGAAAGGTTTATTACGCCGTCACGCCAAGTCCGGAGGACTTGTCTGCTGCCCACCGTCGGACTTTCCACCTGCGGTGGAAAGGTTTATTACGCCGTCACGCCAAGTCCGGAGGACTTGTCTGCTGCCCACCGTCGGACGACGCGGCATACCGCCTCTCCTGAACCTTCACCTTGTGTTTTTCCCACATATCATCCAGGTCGATATTCAACATGTGTGCCAACTGAAAGAGGTATGAAAATACATCACCCATCTCAGTCGTCACATCCGTTCCTCGATCCTTTTTGAGTCCCGTTTTCCTGAAATGACGCTGGTACTGACGAATAGCTGACGCAAGTTCACCAATCTCCTCTGTGAACAAAAGCCATACCGTACTCACTGGGGCTTTGTCCCACCCCTTGGACCGGCACAGCTCGAAGGTCTCATTTCGATACCTATTCATCGTGGTTTATGAACGCCCAGACCTCTTAAGTCTGTACCACAGGAAGAGGAACAGGATGAGCATCGCAGACGTTTCGACGGTACACCGAAACTTTTCAGTTTCCATGTCCGACATGTTGCGTCTGCTGGAGACGATGGAACTCACCAGGCGAGATGACCGGTCAACGATGTAAAAAAGCAGGACACCGACGAGAAGTTCCTCGAACCGTTTCATCTATTTTCTACGCAGATAAAAATGGACCTCGAGGAATCCCAGTGGCGCAAACACCTTCCTGTTGTTGGTCTGACGGTGGCTCTCATCGCATTGACCTTTCAAATTTTCGTTTTATATCCTTGGCATATCCAGTTGTCGAGACAAATTTCTCGCATCAAATAAGGGATGTCATTGGCACACGTGTTTGCAATGTCACTTGCTGAAACATTTGGCAACTTTCACCTCAAGAATTTTGCAGCAAGCAATAGTCGTCACAACTTGTTTTGTGGCATTGCAGGGTACTGTGGGGTTTTGTATTTTTTGATTCGAAGCTTTGCGCTCGGTGGGTCGCTCCTCTGGGTCTCAGCAATGTGGGAAGGGATGATCACAGTGCTGGGAGCAGGGTTTGCGATTTTTGTACTCGGTGAACGTTTCAGTCACCCGATTCAGTACTTTGGTATTTTCCTAGCCATTGTTGCGATGATTCTTGTTCATCTCGGTGATGACATGTTCAAGCGGTAGTTCTACCGGCGTTTATGTTCATGTTTGTTCTCGGAACTGCATTTGCTCCCTGGTTCATGGCACCGAGGCCGTTTGCCGCCGTCGGTGCACCGGATGGCACGGCGTTCGCGCCTGAGGCACTCCGGCGCTTCATGACATAGATGACGACACCTATAATGATCATCACAATGGCAATGATACCGATGATGAGGCCGATGCTCATACCGGACCCAGACGTGGTTTCAGACATAACAGCAGTGTTTGATGTTGGCGTGCTCATTGGAATGGGACGGCAAACTTGTTATTGGCTGGCATTTTATTTCCGTGCGTCGTCGTGCTAATCGGCATGGCCAGAGGGACTGGGTTACGAGTCACGTAATCAACATATGAAAGCTGCTGAAGAACACCCGTCATGATGGTCTTTGTCGCCTCCTGGACGACAAGGTCGTTCATGCGTGCCACCTGTGCACTCACGCCGGAGAATGGATCCACGACGGCGTGATTGTAGACACGAACCATGAGAGCCTGCAGGTCACCATCGCTCTGACGATCGATGTTCATGCCGCTTTTCGAGTTGACATTCTTGACGATGGCGCCGTGCAGGTACTCGATGTTGAAGCGAGACAAAAACGCCTCGCTCGTTGGCGTCTTTGGGGGCATATAGTTCGCCATTACAGTTTACGGAGATTAAAATCACTCCGCGACTTGGGGGATAAAAAACTAATCCTCTGTAAAACAAAATGAGGGTCATCAAGAGGTCGGGTGACTCCACTGAAATGCTGTTCGACAAGGTGACGAAACGTCTTCAGAAGCTGAACCAGTCACCCGAGTTTGAGCCCCTGAACGTCCAGCCGGACAAGGTTGCCCAGAAGGTTTTTTCGTCAATGTACGACGGCATCTCCACGGCTGATATCGATAACCTGACGGCCGAGGTGGCAATCGGTATGATTACTGAAAACCCCGATTACGAGACGCTCGCCATGCGCGTAACGGTCTCAAACCTCCAGAAGAATTGCCCCAAGTGCTTCTCGGACGCGATGGTTGCCTTGCACGTCAAGGGTATCGTGTCTGACGACTTCATGAAGTGCGTGGCGCTCCAACTGGATGCAGAGATTATGCACAAGCGCGATTACGACTTTGGATACTTTGGCATCAAGACGCTCCAGAAGGGGTACTTGAACGAGGGTGAAACACCCCAGTATCTCTTCATGCGTGTCGCAGTCGGAATCCACGGGGATGATATCCCACGCGTCAAGGAGACGTACCACCTGATGAGCCAAAAATACTTTACGCACGCGACGCCAACCCTGTTCAATGCCGGTACAAACCACCCACAATTATCGAGCTGCTTCCTGGTGGCGATGAAGGATGATTCCATCGACGGTATTTACGAGACGCTCAAGGAGTGTGCCCACATCTCCAAGTGGTCGGGTGGTATCGGCATCCACTGTTCGAACATCCGTGCGAACGGGACGCGTATCAAGGGGACGAATGGCGTCGCCGACGGTATCGTGCCTATGCTCCGCGTGTTCAATAACACGGCTCGGTACGTCAACCAGGGTGGTGGTAAACGCAAGGGGTCCTTTGCCATTTACCTCGAGCCGTGGCACGCCGACATTATGGAGTTTCTCGAACTTCGTCTGAACCAGGGTGACGAGGAGATGCGGTGTCGCGATTTGTTTACGGCGATGTGGATTCCGGATCTCTTCATGGAACAGGTGGAGAAGGATGCAGACTGGCACCTGATGTGTCCTCACGAGTGTCCTGGTCTGCCGGACGTCTACGGCGAGGCGTTCAACGAGTTGTACCGGACGTACGTCGCCCAGGGTCGGTTCAAGCGCGTGGTCAAGGCACGTACAATATGGGACGCGATGCTCAAGTCCCAGATTGAGACTGGGACGCCGTACATGGGCTACAAGGATTCGGTGAACCGCAAGTCGAACCAGAAGAATATCGGTGTCATCAAGTCCAGCAATTTGTGCCATGAAATCATGGAGGTTTCCACACCAGATGAAACAGCCGTGTGTAACCTGGCGTCTCTGTGTCTTCCGACGTTTGTGAAGGAGGACAGTTCCGGCGGAACTGGACGCAGGTTTGACTTTGCCAAGCTCCACGAGGTTACACAGGTTGTGACCCGTAACCTGAACCGGGTCATCGACAAGAATTATTACCCGACCGAGGCAGCCAAGAAGTCGAACATGCGTCACCGTCCCATCGGTATCGGGGTCCAGGGTCTGGCGGATGTGTTTCAGATGCTCGGGTATTCGTTTGACGAGCCCAAGGCACGTGAACTCAACAAGGAGATTTTTCAACAGATATACCGTGCAGCCCTGTCGATGTCGAGTGATCTGGCAGCGGAAGAGGGCCCGTATGAAACATTCGAGGGTTCGCCCGCCTCGAAGGGTATTCTTCAACCTGATATGTGGGGTGTGAACACAGAGAGTTTTGCATTTCTCAAGCAGTGTATCGCGAAAAACGGACTTCGCAACTCGTTGCTCGTGGCACCGATGCCGACAGCATCAACCGCCCAGATTATGGGGAACAACGAGGCGTTCGAGCCGTACACGACCAACATCTACCTGCGTCGGACCCTGGCGGGTGAGTTTGTCATGGTGAACAAGCACCTGATTCGCGACCTGCAGAACATTGGCAAGTGGAACCCACAGATTAAGAATGAGATTATCCGAGCCGGTGGTTCTGTACAGAACCTGGATATTTCAGACAAACTCAAGGAGATTTACCGAACCGTCTGGGAGATTCCACAGAAGAGTATCTTGGACATGGCGGCGGACCGCGGGGCGTACATTGACCAGTCACAGTCGCTGAACATTTTCATGGAGAATCCATCCGTAGCAAAGCTGTCATCGATGCATATGTACGGCTGGAAAAAATCTCTGAAAACAGGCATGTACTATCTTCGCACCCGTGCCAAGGCAAAGCCGCAGCAGGTGACGATCGCTCCAACTGCGCAGTCCCCGACAGAGGAGGAGGTACTTGCTTGTTCGTTGGCGAATCCGGAGGGGTGTTTGATGTGTTCGGGTTAAAATAATATCAGCATGTGGTAGTATGGGTTGGATTTACATGATAACCAACAAAATCAATGGGAAGGCATATATAGGACAGACACAGTCTAGCAATGTCAATCGTCGATGGAGTGCAATAAAACGAGCTCCACACGGACTCTTAAAAAGAGCTTTCAATAAGTGGAAGATCGAAAACTTCACATTCGAGACAGTATACGAAATACCCCAATGTGAAGGATGGCTTAAAGCTCTCGATGAACGAGAGATTCTAGAAATTAGGGAAAGAAATACTCTTTCACCCAATGGATATAACCTAGAATCTGGTGGCAAACGAGAGAAGATGATGCATGAAGAAACGAAGAAAAATAGATCAGGCGCGAATAACGCTTTTTATGGTAGAACCCATACAGCCGAAGCAATTGAGAAAATTCGAAATGCTAATTCAGGTGCGAACAGCCCTAGATTTGGGAAACCTAGTATAATGCTCGGAAAGCGTCATACAGAGGAATCACTCCAGAAAATGCGCGAGTCTCAAACTGGAGAGAATAACGCGTTTTATGGGAGGAATCACACCGAAGAAACGAAGTTATTATTGAGTAAACAGCATTCTCTTATGACCGGTGCACTTGCACCAAGGGCAAAAAAGGTTGAAAGGTTTTTTGATGACACATGGATATTATACGATACCGCTCGTATAGCAGGTGAAGAACTTGGAATCGATGCTAGGAACATAGGAGCCTGTTGTAGGGGTGAGCAGAAAACTGCAGGCGGATTCGCGTGGAGGTTTAAGACAGTCTAGAGACAGAATGTGGAAAAAGGGTCTCAAAACAGGGAGCTACTACATCCGAACACGCGCGAAGGCAAGACCGCAGCAAGTGACAATTTCTCCCCAGACAGTTTCAGTTTCAGTTCCGACTGAGGAGGAGAAGTTGGCATGTTCATTGGCGAATCCGGAGGGGTGTCTAATGTGCTCAGGTTAGATTCTGAACGCAAGTTTCATAATCTTGCGTTGATCATTCTGGTTCAGTTTACGAAAGTTTTTCAGAAATGACATTTGCTGGGTCGCATTCTTTTTCGCCTTGACAGTACGAACTGCAGTCTGAATACGCCGTGCAGCTCTGTTCATGTTGTTACGCTCTTTCTTCCACCTTTGGTACAACTCAACTGTTCTCATGGAAGGCGCGGGTCCAAAACCACCTCTCGTAACCAGAGCGTACTTGTTATTGTACCAGGCGATGTTACGGTTCAGTGCGGCTTTCCGGTTAGCGGTCGACATTCCGTTCGTTCTCGATGCGATTCTCCGAGCAGTTCGCAGTTCAAGTTCTTCAGGGTTCATAGGCATTTACTTAAAACAAAGAAAAGATATCTAATATATGAAGTGGTCTGAGGTTGACACGTCAACGCTCGTCTTTGCTGGAAAGCGTGGAGGGGGGACGAAAGTGACGCAGGCGGATGGGTCGGTGCTTCGCTTTCAGATTCCCACGGGGCGCGTCATGTACAACGGCATTTCGGATTTCAAATCCATGACGCTCGAAATGCCACCGGATTTTTGCACGTGGTGGACAGAGACGCTTGAGGAAATTGCCTCCGGTTCTACACCGTTTCGTTCAAATGTAAAAGACAATGGACTCCGAGTCAAGGTGGACCCGCTAACGCAATTCTTTGATGAGCAGAAGAAGAGTGTGTTTCCTGCCATCGAAGAAGGGACCCTCAAGGGGGACGTTCTGAGTTGTATCATCGAGGTTTCGGGTATTTATTTTTTCCAGGATGTCTACGGGCTAATTGTGCGCGCACACCAGGTGGTGATTCGCAAGCGGACGAACAGTGCGGCTGTGGCAGCTGAGCCGAAGTGTGATGTAGCGGACGGCGACGCGTTGAAGGGATTTGCGTTCATTTAGTCCAACGGGTTTTACCCGTTGGCCGCCGGAGTCGCGAAGCGACTTGTCGTTTAACGACGAGGACCGAACACGGACATCATCGAATTGTAGCCGGAACGCATGGGGGACACGTACTTGGCCACGGGCTTCATGCCGTAGGGCACGGACGCGTGGTGCTTGCGCACGACGCGCTTGCCGTGGCTGGTGTCCATGTGGCTCACCTGGATACCGCTGGAGCGGTAGCTGCGAGCGCCGTCGGCACGACGCACGAACAGCTTACCGGTCTTCTTGGACTTGAACAGGCGCTTGCCTGCGGAAGCGTAGAACTTCGTTGGGACGTAGTTGGGCATTTCTATGGGACAACAAATTTATTTGCGAGACAGCTTGGCTTCGATGCATGCATCGAGCAGGGACCCCTTGGTGGCGGGCACGAACCCCTCAAGTCCGAGTTTCTTATAGCAAAACTTGAGCGCCTTGCCGCGCTTGGAGACATCCTTTTGCTGGGGGGTCAGGTGAGGCATTCTTTATATAGACTAAGAAATTCTCTTCGCCTGACGGTCCTTGACACATGCGTAAAGCGCCTTGCCATCCTTACCGACATTGAACAGCACCATGCCCGTGAGTTTGATATCCTTGCGACACAGACGCGTATCGATTGCCCACGTGCTCTCCTTCCCCTGTTTCGCCTTCGCCTTGCTGACAATTTCGCCGCTTGACTTGGACACTGTGAGTTTTTTAGCCGTGAGACCACCTGCTGTTGTCGACTCTTTCTTGTGAAGGACGAGTGCACGGGAAGCCATCTACTTTTTACAGAGAAAATCGAATGGACGGCGCGTGCCCCTTGGACTGAAATTACACAGAGAAAATCTTAGCAATGGTCCGCATAGTCAGCGTCGAAGCCCCCTTCTTCTGCCCACCCAGGATGTCCGCGACGATGTTCGATTTCTTCTCGTGCAAGTCCATCATAAATTCTTCGATCGAATTCACACCCGGAAACGTACGGTACACCATCCGAGTGACCTGTACCGTACGCTTCTGCCCCGTGCGGTCCGCCCGCCCAATCGCCTGCAGCTCCGTCGCTGGGTTCCACGCCGGACTCGTAATGTACACGCGAGACGCCTCCTGCAAATTCAGACCGACACCACCCGCCCGAATCTGGATAAGAAAAACCGCATTCGGTGGAGCCTGTCGAAACTGCTCGATGCGAATCTCACGCTCCTCCTTGTCCGTGACGTGGCCGTCGATTCGAAACGTCGGGATGCCGCGTTCGGTCAACATCTCCTGGATGCGGTCCGTCTCAACCGTAAACTGCGTAAACACCAGCGCCTTTTCGTCGGGGTGGGACTCGATCGACTCCATGAGCACCTCGTGTTTCTTCGACCGTCCAGTGTACAGTTCGGGGTCCGTATTCTCCTTGATTGCGAGACCATCCGTGAAAAGCTGGGGCCACGTCATCACCTGCCGAAGTCGCAGGATACCCTCGAGCATGATGATCGCATTGTCCGTACTATCCAGAAGCCCCTGACCGTACTGGAACGCCTTGGTGTACAGCTGCTGCTCCTCGGGGTACATGTCCAGCTCGATGGTGTCCACTGCAGACTTGGATTCCTTCGTACGACGGAGCACGTACTTTTGGCGGATTCTCTCATAGTCCCGGAGGACATCACCACGCGTCAGACCGACAAACGAACACAGAGCGACAAAGTCCTTCATCGAGTTGAACACCGGTGTACCGGACACGACCCACTTGATGCCTGCGTCCAGAGCCGCCAGGCTCCGGTGCACCTTGGTTTTCGCATTGCGAATCTCGTGCCCTTCGTCCAGAATCAGACGGTCCCACGTGTAGTCATGCAGGAGACTCTGAGCGTTCATGACCGAGTAAGGGGCCAGGACAACACCCTCAAACTGCGTCAAGTCTCCGATACGCTCCAGACGGTTCGGACCGTCAAACATACGAACAGGCATCAGACCATCGGTGAATTTTTCAATCTCATTACGCCACTGACCAACGATAGACTTGGGAACCACGATGAGCGTCTTGGAGAGTGGGTTGCGACACATCATCGCCACCAGCTGAGCCGTCTTGCCGATACCCATCTCGTCACACAGAAAGCCACCACGGACTCCGTCGTCATTCTCGCGTTCCAGGAGCCACTTGACACCAGCGGGCTGGAACGGGGGAAGGAGGGTGAGAGGCATGTTTTTGAGTACGTGTCGTGTATGCCCGGGCCTCCACCCGAGGACAGGACACGATTTTTCTGTTGCGTCAGTAGTAGTGATGGCTTTCGGACAAGGGCCGATCAGCAGGTTTGCAGCCCGTAGGAGAAATACCAGAGAACAGGCTGCAATTGAAGAACGTGAAAGGGCGGCTTTATCTGCTTTAAAAAGCCGAGTAAAAAAAATACCACAAGGTCAACAAAGTCAACAAAGAGCACTAGCAATTGCTGAACAGACTGAACAAAAACAGGCTAATGTTATTAGACAGTTACAAAATAGAAGAAGCCAAGCAGCAGCCACAATAGCAAAAGCGGCAAGAGCGTGGAAAGAAAGGACGGCTGCAAAGCCGACATTAATTTCTTTAAATCCTCACCCACTGCAAATGAAAAAACGAGAAAAGACTCCCGCTGCAAACGTAAATCTTGGTTCTTTTTTTGAACCGGCAGAAGCTGAAAGAATTGCTAAAAACAAGAAAAATGAAAGAAACAAGTACGAAAAAATGATCAGAAATGGTGAAACAATTTCTAAATCGGACAGAAATACAATAGAGCTTCTTTACAATAATTTGGCAAAGGAGCTCAACAAGAGAAACGCTGCCAACAAGGCGGCTGCCGAGAAAAAAGCGGCGGCCGAGAAAAATGCAGCGAACAAGGTGGCCAGACGTAAAGCAAATGCCAACAAACTCGAGAAAAGAAGAATTGCTGTAGAGCTGGCGAGTGAACAAGAAAAATCCGCCAATCAGGCATCGAGAGAAGAACGAAACAAGGCGGTGAAAAACGCCAAGGCGGCCGAGGAGAAAAAAGCAGCAAACAAGGCGGCTGAAGAGAAAAAGGCTGCCAACAACGCCAAGGAGGCCGAGGAGAAAAAAGCAGCAAACAAGGCGGCTGCAGAGAAAAAGGCTGCCAACAACGCCAAGGAGGCCGAGGAGAAAAAAGCAGCAAACAAGGCGGCTGCAGAGAAAAAGGCTGCCAACAACGCCAAGGCGGCTGTAATCTCTGAAAGAAATGCACGGAACGCGCTCAAAAAATATCTCAACGCGACAGTCAAACCAACATACAACAAAGCGCTCGTCAATGCCATCCTCAGACTTAACAATCTCAATAATAACACGAGACGCCGTCTGCAGGCTCCGAGAATGTACGCGTTTCAGCGTGGTGCAGGTGCTTTCCGTAATCGTGCCGTTACAGCCGGTGGCGTCCTTGGCCGCGGTGCCGTCACAGCCGGTGGTGCCCTCGGTCGTGGTGCCGTTACAGCCGGTGGTGCCCTAGGCCGCGGTGCCGTTACAGCCGGTGGTGCCCTCGGTCGTGGTGCCGTTACAGCCGGTGGTGCCCTAGGCCGCGGTGCAGGTGGATTCTTCAGCCGTCTTTTTGCTCCAAAACCCGTCGGCGCGACAGAACCCCCCTCATTTATACCATTCAAGAAGGACATGAAGATACCATTCGGGTACGTGCTCAAACGGAATAACAAGAACAAAGGTCTAGGCTACTACGTGAACAACAAAGCACTCGCGTCCCAACTCGAACAGAGGGGATACGGACCAGCTCCAAAACCAGTGAGCACCGCCACTGGTGTTTCTATCGGAGTTGGATCAGAAGCGAGAAACCGGAACCGTTACGGAAACAACTACGGAAACCGGAACCGTAACCGAGGAGGCGGCGCCGGGGCTCCGTCTATCGTGTTTTCCCCCAAGATTAACGTCGGCGCGGCTCGTATCGGCGCCCAGACGTTCGGTGGAACGCGCGTCGGTGGTCAGCAGATGGGTGGGTCGCGTGCAACGACAGGAAATGTCGGAGGAACCCGGGTAACAACAGGCAACGCAGGGAACAGCCGTCTCACTGTTTCCGCGCCGACGACAAACGGAAATCGTCGTGTGGCAAACACCTCGGAGCAACTCATTCGTAGTGCGGGTGGTGCAGAGGCGGTCGAGCAGGGTATCAAGGCGCTCAACGCCGCAAACGGCAACGTCGCACGGGCAAAGGCTGCGTCGAGACTTCCAAACAACACGTTCACGAACATCTACGCCATGGGTGGACCGAACGCGGCAAAGAAACTCGTCGAACAGCGTCGCCGACGCCGGACGGTCGGTGGCCGTCGTGCCCCAACGAAAAAACGTGTCGCCCACAAGCCAAAGAAACAGTACATCAAACTGACACCATACCAATTCAAGAGACTCACAGACCACATAAAGAAAAACAACCTTCGTAAGGTACTGATAAAAGAAATTACCCACTGATGGCGACCAAAAGATACATCGTCACACTCGACGACGTTCGGAAAAAGTATTCGTCTCCACCGTCGTGGATCCGGATCACAACCATAACGATGCTGTGCAAGTTTATGTGTGACATTGACATTGAAAAGATTCGAGCTGCATTTGCAGATGGACCGATTCGTATACGCCGAAAGGGGGCGCTTACGAATGGGTTTGAGTGGTCTTTAAAAAGTACCGCTTTTTATAACCAGGTGTCGGTCGGATACGAGGATCAGTATTCGAACAAATCGATAAAGATGTTCCCGAACGGGTCTGTGCAGGTGGCGGGGTGCTCGGATCTGCGGGATTGTAAAAGAATCATGCGGCAGTTGGCTTTCCTCGTACAGCGAATCCTCGAACGCGAAGAGCCACTCACGATTGAGAATTTCCGGGTCGTCATGATCAACACCAACTTTTCGATGAACTCGTCAGTTGACCTGATGAAGGTGATGGAGGTGCTTGCATCAGATTTCTCGTTCGACGTGGCATACAACCCTCTCGAAATCGAGATGTTGCCGACGAATCCGCTCACAGAAAACGACAGGTTCATCGTGTCATTCAACCCAGAGAGGTACTCGGCAGTCAAGGTGAAGTTTCACCCGGCGGCCAACACCAAGCAGGTGACGGCGAGCATCTTCAGCACGGGGAAGATTATCATCACGGGGGCGGAGACGTTGAGGGAAATTGCTCTGGCGTACGAGGTGCTCAACGAGAAGCTGCAGTCGACCAAGTTGGAGGCGACCAAGGAGGATACGTTCGACGTGATCAAGGGGAGCAAGTTTGATGACATTGTGAGAAAGCTGAAGCAGGAGGGGGTGAAGAGGTTTTAGGCCAAGTCCGAAGGACTTGTTTGCCGCAGGCGCAATGGACTTTCCACCGTAGGTGGAAAGGAATTTAAATATCAACTACTTGTAAATGTCGACTCGTCTTGGTATGGGAGCAGATCGCTGCTTCAATGTCTACGAGTCCTCCCGCATCTACAATGACGTCATCATGGCGAAGCAGGGTATCCACTACGAGGATAACCTGGCGTACCGTCGTTACCTTCAGGAGAAGGGACCAGAGGCGTACGTCGTTCCCTCGGACGCCGCGTGCCGCGCACCCGCATTCAGCTCACAGGCGAATACGAACTGAGCGGCTGGACACACGGACTTTTAAAGGGGATGTACCGGCGCGGGACGTATTCCCTTTTAGAGACGTCCGTACATAAAACACTAATGAAGGTGGTTATCGACGGAAACATCGGATCCGGCAAAACCACCCAGTTGAACCTCCTTGAACAAAAGGGATGGACGGTTCAGCGTGAACCCATCGATGATTGGCCTCTGGAGTTGTTTTACAAAGACAAGTCCAGATGGGCACTTTTACTTCAAATGAAAATTCTGCAGACACTGCAGCCTGTGAAAACCAGGGACGCGGTTGTCATATACGAACGGTGTCTTCTCAGCACGCGCCACGTGTTTTGGGAACACCTGCTCCAAAAGAAGCTCGTGAGGCCAGAGGAGAATGACGTGTACTCGTACCAGTACGAAAAGGACACGTGGTTTCCAGATGTGTACATCTTTCTGTCCAAGACGCCCGAAGTGGCGTTTCATCACATCAAGAAGCGCAAACAGTCTGGAGACTCGGGTGTTTCACTCGAGTACCTGAAAGACCTCGACGTTCTGTACACACGCATGTTGATGAACGTGCCGTGCAAAGTTCATGTCATCAACGGACACCAGTCACCTGAGGATATTCATCAACAGATTTTGTCTCTGCTCAAGTTATATGGCATGTACGTCTCTGACACTGGAAGGGCGGAAGTGCAAACGACCAGCACTCATCAACGGGAAGTGCTGTGTACACCATTCCCAAACATGTGCCGTCTGTCTTGATCCGGTACCAAGCCTCAATTCATACGGTGCCAAACGACTTTCTTGTACCCACGCATTTCATACCAGCTGTATCATGACCTGGTTTGAAACGAATGACGAATGCCCTGTGTGTCGCACCGAACAGGACAACGACCCTTTAATTATTTTTAAACATCACGTCGAGGATAACATCCGTGTCAAGTACCGTGAAGCCATCAGATCACTCGAACACCAAGTGAACATTTTACGCACACGACAGCCGAGGGAATTACCGTGAAAGAAAAAATTGATTTATCGTATGCAGAGGTGCCAAGCGACAACCCAACATGGGGTTCAATGTCGCCGGAACGCCGTCGGCGATGAAACCACGTGTACACAGCACAGAGGAGACTCGTGTCCCGTGTGTCTCTTGACCATGGCACAGGGGACATCTCGGACTCTGCCCTGTCACCACTCGTTTCATACCCGGTGTCTCGATCGTTGGAAACGAACATCATACACATGTCCCATGTGTCGTGCACCGTTCGACCAACCTCAGTACAAAGTGAGCATCTCCGTGCACCACCTCGCATCAAACACCGTCGTCCGGGACTCTTACACGACGAGCAACGTCGCTGAGATGTTTTCGACGTTCGGTATCACGTCTCTTCAGCCTCGGTACATTACGGACATTTTCTTCGACATTGGATTTGACGAATTCATCGACGAAGTATTCCAAGAGATTGGCGTACGTTTACCCGAGCAGTTGATGCGGACCGGCGAGCCCGCGCGAGCGCAGCCCGTCCAGCCCCAGCCTTGACCATGTACGCCGAGCAAAACTTGGAGTAATTCAGACCTGGGTAGGCGCGATTGGCACGACGTGGATCCGTGATCGTCTTGCCGGACGCATCGACCAGGACGGGACCGGTTGCGAAACCCTGCTTGTGGCTCCAGAGTCTGACTGGAAACTGAATCACCTTGCCGGGACGAATCGCACCAGACCCACTGTGAACCATCTTGTTCAGGATGGGCAGGTTACGGTTCGTGTTGCTGATTCGACCGTTGGATGCACTCATCGGTCTCGTGCCTTTGGCTACGGCGGTGCGAATGACGGCTGGTGTGACCCGGAAGAAACGTGCCAGACCTGTCACCGTGTCACCAGGCCGCGTCTTGTAACGCACGCCGTTCGTCTCACGGTACCAATGGAAATCACCACCGTTGGGTGCCACAAAGTTCATCACCTTGTAGTACCCCGGGGGACACGGGTCAGATGGTTTGCATCGGTACGCCAGACCACGGTAATCCTCGAGGACACGCTTGGCGATTCCGTCGCACTTTGTGAATGTCAGACCCCACGCTTTGTTTCCAGCCATGTTGCCAGGGACATTCTTGTTGACCGACTTGACATTGTTCAGACCGAACGCATAGTCGTAGCAATTGTCATGCTGACGCCCCATTGAACCCCAGGGGTCCCATTTGAAGAGGGTTGCATTTGCGACAGCCCTTTTCTTTGCCAGGGTCGATGAGTTGTTTTTCGCCGTCGACGCACACGGTCTCGTGGACGAAGATCTCTTCGTCCCCGCCGAACATGCCACACAGCACGCACCCATCTTATTTTCTCCGCACAAATTAAAATGCTCGCCGTTCTCGGATCCCGCAACACCCAGGATCTCCTGTACAACCTGACCATCTTCACCCTGTACGTCATCATCTTGACGTTCATTCTGCGTTTCCTGTGGAACGGCACGCTGGTGAAGCACATCAGCATCCTCCGCCCAGTCGACACCCTGCTGCAGACTTTCCTGCTGGCACTGGGCATCTCTCTGTTCCGGTTGTAGACGATCAAGTCGCGAAGCGACTTGGACTCAGGCCCATTGTTGCCGGGGACAGACAAGTCCTTCGGACTTGGCGTGCCGGGACTCAATTAAAGAATCACGACGTTAACAATCTATGACTGACTTTGTTCTACAGCCCATGTTCACATACCTGGGCAACAAACGAAAATTACTCGACTTCATCGAACGTACGGTTACCGAAATTTTCGGTGACGATAAGATTCGTATCCTCGATGGATTCACAGGGTCGACGGTCGTGGCGCGTATGCTCGCCAGTCATGCGTCAGAGATCCACACGAACGATCTCGAAATGTATTCGCTGATGGCTGCCAAGTGCTTTTTGGAACGCCCTACCGACGATCAAATTCAGCGCGTCCGAACACACATCGAGTGTATGAATGCGCTGACTGAATTCACACCAGGTGTCATCACGGACATGTATGCACCTGCAGACACACAGAACGTTCAGGTTGGTGAGCGTTGTTTTTTCACACACGAGAACGCCCTCCGAGTCGACACGTGGCGCAAGTATATCGACGACCATGTCGAAGAGGACGTTCGACACTGGTGTCTCTGTCCGATTCTGATTCAGATGTCACTCAAGGCGAATACGTACGGCCACTTCAAGGCGTTTAGCAAAAACAACGAGAATATCGGGTCTTTTGAAAAGTGTGGCGATCGCGTGATTGCACCGATGGTTCTTCAGGTTCCGATTTTCAATCCGAATACATGTGCAGTCCACTGTCACTGTGAATCGACAAACGACCTCTTGGAGCGTATGCCAGACAATTCGCTTGATTTGATCTACCTTGACCCGCCATACAACGAACACGAGTACTCGGCGTTCTACTTTCTGCACAACGTCGTATGCAAAAACGAGCGCCCAACGAATGTCAACGCCGTCACAGGACTTCCCAAAGAGCGTGTCAAATCAGCCTATAACCATAAAGTTGAAGCGGTCCGTGCCATGCGTCACCTTCTCGAACACTGTACACGGGTTTCACGGTACACGCTCATTTCATACAACGACGAGGGTATCATAGGTCATGCGGGATGGGAGTCTATTCTGGAACCGTACACCGTCCGACGTATTGAACAACCGTATACCCGCTATTCTGCCAATACCAAAAAAGAAAAGGAGGGTCGCAAAGAGGTTATGGAATTATTGTATCTCGTAAGTACTAAGTAGGAATGCCAGTCAACCCGTTTGACGGTCGCATCGACAAGGCGAGTGACATACTCACCGTTTCAGCAACGTCGGTGCTCCTTTCAGGGGGTGGTATCATGCTCGCAGTCCTCATCGACAAACAGTTTGCCGCCTTGTCAAAGAGGTATCCCCAGACTTCTGTTTTGCTGGCGTACCTCCAGGTCTTTATGTGTGCTATGACGCTCGCATTCCTGTACCTGTTGGGTCCAGCCAGTGTGATTTTGCATTTCCAGCGGTCAATTCCAGGGCTCATATTCCCGGGAATGTTCTTCAACGTCCAGAGTAACGTCTTTGAGACATTCCAGGCAATGCGTTTGCCGACAATTTAGTCCAAGGGGAGACGCGGAGCGTCTCTGGTTGTCCGCCTGCGGCGGAAGGTTTAATTTAAATTATTTACAACTAGTAAATGGGTTCCCCGCACGGCGCACCACCACCTGACACCGCTCCAGTCGCTGTTCCTGATCCCGAGCCGGTCGCCCCGGAGCCTGAGCCGGTTCCCGAGCCCGCTCCAGTCGTCCCGGAGCCCGATGTCCCAGAGGTTGAGGACGAGGAGGATGTCCCAGTAGCTCGCGCAGCTGCTCTGATTGAGGAGTCCCTGAACGCCGGTCTGGCACCGGCTCCCAGCGTTGCATCGAAGAAGTTCTAAGTCCTTTCCGCGCAGCGGACAACGGGCTTCGCCCGTTGGACTAGAAATCATTCATATTGTTCCCGATCTTCTCAAAAAACATACCGGCACCGAGACCGAGACCCAAAACAACGCCTGTACCCATCACGGCATAGCCTGGAACCAGGCTTTTACTGCTCTCCTTCGCATTTGAAATCATGTTCAGGCCGATGATGATAAAAAACATACCGATCGCAAGAAACAAAATTTGTGCCGTCATAATCCCGGCACCAATTTTGAAAGCGTTTGCAAAGAGACCCATATTTGTTTTTACGTGTGAAAATTATCCCAAGTCCTTGGACTTGTGCTGTCCGAAGGACTTGTGTACCGCTGCGCGGCGGACAAGGGAGTCACATTGTGACGACGGACTTAAATCTCCTGGTAGCCCACCTTGATCTCACCGTCAACCACGAGGGTCGGGAAACCAGAGACGAAGTTGGGGCACTTGCCCTGGTTACAATCCACGAACGTGTACTCGGTGCCCTTCTCTGCAAAGTAATCCTTCTGCTTGGTGCACCATGGGCACGAGTCTGAGCCGTACATGGTCACGCCTGGACCGCTCGGGGGCTTGTCCTGCTCTGGTGGCACAAACTCAGTCTCGCGAGTCATGCTGGGGTCAGGCACGTAGTTGCTCTTGGTGCCCAGCCACCACTTGTAGACGTAAAAGGCGAGCACGCCGATGATAACAGCGAATGCGACACGCATAATAATAGAATCACGATCCATATCTACTCTACGCTCGGAAAAAGAAATCAAGACGGTGGCGCGGTCACGTGAATGCCGGTCCTTCGATCCACAAGACGAGGGAACGTCGCGTCCCTTTCGTGACTGGTGTGACTCGGTGTAACAGATAACTCGGAAACAGAATCACAGTCCCCTTTTCCTTTTCGGGAATGAGAATCCTCCCCGCATTGATTTGGAGTTCACCACCTTCGTACTCGGACGGATCAGACAATTGACATACGAGACTCAACTTGCGACGCGCCTTGTCTGGTCCCATGTCTATGTGCCAATCGTAGTACCCCTGGTCATCTGAATTGTACACCGTGTACTGGATGTATTCTGTAATTTCAGTCAGTCTGAATTGGTAAAAATCAGAATTGCACTTTCCGATGAGTTCATGGAACGTTTTGTAGAGTTCTACAAACTCGTCCGTCTTTGGAAGCCAAAAAATTTTCGAACGACGTGTCGATTTATTCACTGTACCACCATCGTCACCGACCTGAGCATCCTGGAGTTCCTTCGTGTCGAGAATCTGACGAAGTTGGTCTATGACGTCTTCGGGTATCGCTTTGATGAAACGGTAATAGTCTGTATGATTCGGAAACGAATCCTGAAAAACGAAACGGTACTGTGTAACCGGCTGCTCCTTTTTGTGATCGTACACGTAATCCTTGTACGGCCCATCGGAATCTACGTAGTGTAAAAAAACCTGAACGTACTCATCACCTGTAAACTCCGGTCGCGCGTGTTCAATCTCACAACCACGGTACAAGACACCGTCTCCAGGTTTCTGGAACACCCCGCGTTTGCCCATGAAGATGACCCATGGGTGCGTCTGTGAAAGGTTCAGAGTCACAGAGTACTCACAACTCGGGCGGTCCTTGTGTGGTTTCAGATCAGCACCCTTGAAGCATACGCGACAGTATGTATATGTCGGTCTGAGTTTCTTTCCAGCGAGTTCAGACACTTTTGTTGTCAGTTGTCCCAAAAGGATGTTACATACTGGAAGACCGTAGTACGAATGACTCTTTGGTACTTGAGCGTCGCCCTCTTTTTCGGGTGATTTCTTGATACACTCGGAAATCTCATGAGCCTCATCGAGGCTGATGAGATTTCGGACAACTTTATAAAGTCCTCTCATTGGTGTCTGAAGAACGCTTCGCTTTAAGGGTATGCGATGATTACAATACCTGACCCACCGTTTCCTGCGGCAGATGCTTGTCCACCACCACCACCGCCACCACCACGACCATTTGTCCCGGGTGTACCTGCTGTACCAAACGGTGCGTTTCCACTTGGTCCTCCACCTCCAGTACCTCCAGGGACTGGTGCAGAAGGATTAGTTCCACTCGCACCTCCTCCACCACCTCCATAAACAACAGCAGTTCCTGTTATAGAATTTGATAATCCATTGCCCCCTGCCCCACCTGTCGAGGTGGTTGCAGCAGCACCTGCAGTGCTGGCACCACCACCGCCACCGCCATTAGTACTAGAAGAACCTGTACCTTGTACACTACCCCCTCCCGGATTTCCAGGTGTACTTCCTGTTCCTCCTGGTTGAGCTGGAAAAGCACCTCGTCCAGCTCCTCCGCCTCCTCCGCTACCACCCGGAGCAACACCGTTTACACCTCTTGCTTGCGGTACGGGTATTCCACCCGGTCCTTGTGGACTAGCTCCGCCGCCTCCTCCGCCTGCAGATACTAGGGTGGCAGTAGGAGAGACAAATGAGCTAGTATCACCAGAACCTTGAAATCCTGTACCTCCTGCACCGACTGTTATTGTATACACAGTACCAGAAACAACTGGAACGGATGCGTTGTAAATGACGCCTCCACCTCCACCGCCACCTCCGCCTCCTATGACACCTGATATACACGTACCACCCGGGCCGCCTCCGCCGACACAAAGAACCTTAATGTTTCCGGTCAGCGTTGCAGTCCATGTCGTCGGAGATGCGTAAGGTGTTATGAAAGGGGCTACGGCTTTCGTACGGCCGTGAAGAACGTCCATCGGGAATGTGGCTGCTGCTGTCGTTGGAATCGCGGGGGTAGCTGGTGTATATGTACCAGGTGCAAAACGATAATTTGCATTCATCGGAGACGGTGTCGTGAGTCCAAATTCGGTATTCACCTGTGAAAATGAAATCGCCACTCCCGGACCTGGAGTGGGCATCCTAGCAGTCTACTGATTCAGGATATATTTGTTTGAGGTTTTCGTACAAGGATGTGTAAACACCCACGCTGATGTCACTTACCTGGATACCCAGAGGAATTCTGATGTTTGTGTCCGGTTGTTTCGTGTCATCTTTGTAGACTTTGTAGTGTGTATTGATGGTGTAAATGTTGGACGCTTGATTGGGCATAGTGTAGATGACCTCACCTGAAAAACTCATGTACACGTTGCTGACCATGATACCCATCGGCAGATTTGCTTCTGGCACAAAGATACCCATGTGTGTTACTTTTGCTCCAGAAGTTTTACACGCTCCTCGAGCGAACGAAGTTCGCGAGTCGTCGTCCGTAAGGACTCCTCCAACGCCTCGCGCGCTTTCCGTTCCTCTTTGAGTGCCTCGATGAGTAAAGGAACGAGACGTTCGTACTGAACCGTCATGTAGTCCTCGCCGGATTTGGACTTTTCGCCGTCTGCGTCGAACGGCGCGATACGTACAACCTCGGGCTGAACCTTTCGAACCTGCTGGGCCGAAATACCCACGTAGTGTCGTTTGTCTGTGAATCCAAAAGACCTCGCGAGATCGTTGTGCGTGTACGTGAACGTGTCCAAAGTGCACACCTTGTCGAGCGCGTTCGTGATCCCACCAGTCTTGGTTTTGAGGCGCTCGTCGGACGTAAAAGCTGTGATATCAGCCGTTGCACCTATAGAACCGGTGACTCCGAAAGTATAAGTTCCTGAATTGATAGTTACAAGTGCAGATGGTCCACCAGTTACGTGAAACGAATGTGAAAGTGCTTGATATTTCATTTCACGCCACGCAACACCTGGTGTCAACGAATACAATATTCCCCAGTTTGATAAATTATTGAAACCTATCGAAACACACGATGATGATGCAGCTGCACCCTGACCAAAAGTTGCAACAGTACTATCCCATACTGATGGTGCTATTCCCGCATCTCCGGAAGTGACAACACTAAGTTTACCTGCAGGAGCCGATGCCCCGACACCGACCCTACTATTCGTCGAGTCCCAGTAAAAGTTTGACGCCGCCGCCGAAACCGCGGATGCCGAGAGATACAAGACTTGACCGGCACTTCCAGCGGGTGCCGGACCTGCCGGTCCTGTACCGCCCGTTCCACCTGTCCCTCCAGCGGGTCCTGTACCGCCCGTTCCACCTGTCCCTCCAGCGGGTCCTGTACCGCCCGTTCCACCTGTACCGCCCGACCCACCTGTACCGCCCGACCCACCTGTACCGCCCGACCCACCTGTACCGCCCGACCCACCCGATACACCGGAGACACCGGAGACACCGGAGACACCCGACACACCGGAGACGCCCGACACACCGGAGACGCCCGACACACCGGAGACGCCCGAAGGCCCTGTACCGCCTGTTCCACCTGTACCACCCGACACACCAGAGACTCCCGAAGGCCCTGTTGGCCCTGTAGGGCCCGTCGCGCCTACAAAACTCATCAAATTCGACAGAGTTCCACCGTCACCGTAGTATTCGATAGCCTGAATGTATCCATTTGTT